ATGTTGGATACGTTGGTAAATTTCCTCACGATGCACAGAAACTTCTTTAGGAGCATTTACACCAATACGCACCTGATTGCCTTTTACGCCAAGCACAGTGACACTGACTTGATCCCCAATCATTAATGTTTCTCCGACACGACGGGTCAGAATCAGCATGTTCATCTCCTTGCTAAACGCTTAAACTTGCAACAGGGAATTGTTTGAAAGCACAGCCTTAATATACAGAAAAATCTAAACAGAAATAAGTAAAAACAATATTTTTTCGTAAGTTCTGTTGAGATGCTCTGAAAAACCTCATGGGTTAATATAACAGAGCCACTGTAGTAAAAACTATAGTGGCTCTTATTTTTTTACTATTTACTTGAAAGTAAATATGTTTAAGCAGCTATTAATTAAGCACGTGCACTGCTTTCGCCATGTTCACGGTCTAAACCAAAAACAGTATGTAAACAACGTACCGCAAGCTCTAAATAGTTTTCTTCAATAATCACTGAAATCTTGATTTCAGAAGTGGATATCATCAGGATATTGATGCCTTCTTCAGCCAGTGCAGTAAACATTTTGCTTGCCACACCTGCATGCGAGCGCATGCCTACACCCACAATGGACACTTTTACGATATCGTCGCGTGTTGCAACTTCACGTGCGCCAATGGCTGTAGCAGTTTCTTCCAGAATCTTTTTCGCTTTCGCAAGCTCGCCACGGTTCACTGTGAAAGTAAAATCAGTGGTGCCATCTTCTTCCACATTCTGGATAATCATATCCACTTCAATGTTTGCCGCACCGATTGGTGATAAAATTTTAGATGCAACACCTGGAACGTCAGGAACACCCAAAATTGTTAATTTTGCTTCGTCACGGTTAAATGCGATACCTGAGATAATTGGTTGTTCCATGTCGTCTTCTGCCTCAGTAGTAATAAGTGTGCCTACGTTTTGTTTAAATTCTTCATCAAATGCGCCATCATCATCATTATCAAAACTTGATAATACGCGTAATGGAACCTGATATTTACCTGCGAATTCAACAGAGCGAATTTGTAAGACCTTTGAACCCAAAGATGCCATTTCCAGCATTTCTTCAAATGAAATACGATCCACTTTTTTAGCTTTGGGTGCAACACGTGGGTCGGTGGTATATACACCATCTACATCAGTGTAGATCTGGCATTCATCTGCCTTTAATGCCGCAGCAAGTGCAACGCCAGAGGTATCAGAACCACCACGACCTAAGGTTGTGATATTGCCATCGGCATCAAAACCCTGAAAGCCTGCAACAACCAGAACACGGCCCGCATCAAGGTTAGCAGACATAACCTCAGTATCAATGGATTCAATACGGGCTTTGGTGAATGCGCTGTCAGTCTTGATACCGACCTGACGACCTGTATAGGATTTAGCTTCCACACCAATCGAGTTCAGCGCCATCGCTAACATGGAAATCGTAACCTGTTCACCCGTTGATACCATTTGATCAAGTTCACGTGGATCAGGTGTGCTGGTAATGGCTTTTGCAAGCGCAAGCAGGCGGTTGGTTTCACCACTCATTGCAGACACAACCACGACCACCTTGTGACCGTGATCATGCCAGCGCTTGACACGACGAGCAACATTTAAAATGCGCTCAGGAGTACCCATAGAGGTGCCGCCATATTTTTGAACGATTAATGCCATATTACCTAAACCCTTGAAATAATACAGGTAAAGTTTGTTCTTGCTTCCTGTTTTTTTCTTTATGTACACTCTTATGTACACAACTGAAAAGACTGAGTTTTTTGCAAGGTGCGATTGAGCGGACAAGTATATAGTAAGGTATATATGCTAACAATCATTGATTCTGCTTAAAAACCATTGAGTTTCGTGATTTTCAACATTCATACTATTTATATAGCTTTTTGCTCAACTTCCAAATTACTGCACTCTTGTTCCCATTTCATTACATCTTCAGTTAAGTAACGTTTCATTGTGCCGCCATCTGATTTTAAAGCTGGGGCAGGGAATGGAATACCCCAAGGGCTTTTTACTTCCCACCTATTTAAAGTGCGTTTAGTGATTTTAAAAATATCACATACACAATTAGAGGTTATATATTTATCCATTCACCCCTCCACATAATAAATATAGAACTGCTATAAATAGTAGAAATGAAAAACCATATAATCTTTCTTTCATGGCATCACCCCAACTGCTTTAACCATTTCGCGATACTGGTCTTTAAGTTGCTCAACTCGGTTTTCTAACCAACGTTTTTTCAATCGTGTGAACTCTTGTTCTGTACAATCACGATGCATGTTTTTAAATAATTTTGAATTTTCTTCAAATTGTTCATTAGCTCGTTTAGTAGCGGCTTCATAACTTAATTCAACTGGCATCAAAACAAACTTAACTTGATCTTGATTTGACATCACTTTCTCCAAGTCGCTTCTTTAAACTTCGCATTAACAATGAGATCATCAATCTCACCAATCCCAACATTTTCAAAAATGTGAGTCATCTTGCCCCCGAACACTTGAAGTGTTCGGGTAATGGTTGAATATTTAAATTTCATGGCAGGGCCTCATCATTGGCAGCGCTTTCTAGTTGTTCAAGTTCAAAGCGGCGTTTTTTTACATACCCCATCAAACGTGGCTGTATATCAGGATGACGTGTTGGGACATCAATCTCTAAAGCGTCAAGCGTTGTGAGATCAGATGCGTTTTGAATCTGAACCATTAATGATGGCGGTTCTTGTTGAACAGTAGCGACCTGGCTTTGCAATTCTTCAAGGCGTTTGTGCATAGCTCTCAGAAGAGGCGCACGCTGTTCTTCAGTCCACGTTCTTGTGTAACGATCGAGCGCATTAACTTCTGCTGGTGTTTTGCCATTGGTTGCCCGATTGAGCAGATCATCCCGAAGTTTTACAAATTCAAGTTGTTCATCCAAAGTGTCGCAGTAATCAGATGATTGAGTTTTTATATGCTCATCAACTTGTGGCAAAGATTGTTCACTGACTGGCCCAATAATGTCATCAATAGAGATGTCATCATTGACTGAATCTAATTGTGTAACCGCATCTGATGCAGATGGTTTTTGCTTACGAGAGCGTTTTTTCTGATTCTGCTCAATAATTTCAATGTTAGCTTCAAGCGGATTAAAACCTACAGCTTTGCAAAATGCTTCATATTGAAGCTTGGCATTTTCAGCATCTCGTTGAACAAAGCCACCCATTACACTTTCAATCATTCCGTCAACTTCACGGCTAAACTTTTGGTGGTAAACAACCCCGTGAGGCTGCATTACAAAGATATCTTGACCATCCTGAATCTCATCCATGGTCAATGGCTTGGTAAACCTGATTCCAGCCAACTCGATCATTTCGATCTGAATGCAAAACTCATAATTGGGCCAGACAAATACCATTGCAGGCATTTGATCAAGCGTGCTGAAATCTTTTTCAGCAGGCAAAGCACCATTGCCAGCAAATCGGCAAAGAACATTTTTACCTTGTTGGATTGCTGCAAAAGCTTCTTGTGCATTTAAAATATTGTTCATCTTCTTATCCTTTTAATGCTTTGCGTAAATAAGGATCTAAGTCATCCTGTTTAAGCAGCCAAACAACGTAATCAGCAGGGATGTCTTTGATTAAAGTGTGCTTATGTTTGCCGTATGGCATGCGGGTGGGGATACGTGCTTGCTCGGAAAATAGGTAAAGTGATTGCAAGTCTTTAACACCAAGAACTTTACATATTTGTTTTAAAAGCACAGCAGTAAGCAGCACATCCTGCTTTGCATTGTGGGCATTGCGAATTGATTCGCGTGCTTTAATTGAGCCGTTAGTGAATTTGTAAATCAGAGCAGAGAGATTATGTGCATCTTCTGGCCAGACCATTCGAGACAGAGCCAAGGTGCAAATCGCTTTTACATTTACTGATTTATCAGCCAACTTTATAGCTTGGATGTCATAATCAACATTGTGGCCAATGATGTATTGGATGCCCTCAGGCAACCGAAAAGTTTCGTAACTTGGTTTGCCAGCGATGTCAGATTCAAGTATGTGATGCACAGCCATAGCGCCGTAGCTGATAGGCTGAGGACAAGAAAAGTACTCATCAAAACAAGCATCTTTATTGACGACCAACTCACCGTTTTCGAAGAATACAGGAACATGGGCTATCTCGATTGGATAGCCATTCATGTCATGAGTTTCGGTATCTAAAATAATTGCGCTCATGCCTGAATTCCTTGTTTTGCCAAATTATCAATTTCTTGTTGAACCGCATTAAGCTGTGCGACTTCAACTTGCATAAGTGAGTCAATGCCGAAATGTTCACAGATGGTTTTTACATCAAGCCCGCGCTCATCAATGAAAGCCTGTAATTGGTCGCGCTGACCAACATCAATAAAATTAGGGGAGTTTTCTGGCTCAAACCAACGTTTAGTATCTGTGTTAAAAGCTAACCCGTGATTTAAGGCAACCTCTTTCATGTATTCCCACATTGATTTGTGGTATGGGTGTTCTCTATTAAGGCTTTCAAACAAAGTATTGAACTCACTTGCAAATTGAGACTCATCACAAGACTTAATCCATTGATCCCAGTCTTGTTGTAGTTGCATTGCTTGCTTTTGTTCTGGGGTAAGCGTGTTTAAATGATTTTTAGTCTGCTGAATTAATGATGCTAGAAAATTATTATTTTCTGTTTTAGTTAAATCAGGAACAATTACATTTCCAAGGTTGCCAGAATCCTTGGTATGGAATCCCTCACCAGCTCTAAATTTTAGAACTTTATTAGAATTACCGCGTGAGTCCGTCTCTTCAGCTAAATACGCCATTGCATCAGCAAGGCGATATATTTCTTGACGATTTTTACCTCCAAGATCTGGGCGAACCAAGGTTAAAGTGTCGTTCTTATCTTCCGTAGCATGAGCGATAAAAACTACATCTTTGCCATAGCCAATTAACTTATTAACAAACAAGCTAAACATGTTATTAGCTACACCTTGGACGTTTAATTTTAATGAGCCATCACTTTTGGTATTTTTGCTGTTATTTGCTAAATGCGTTTTGATTAGATCCAACACGCGACCAATAGTGTCAAAAACAACTGTGTTATATGGTGCTAGATCCTCTTCAGTGATATTTGAAATATCCAACCAAGTTTTAGCCACAACAACATCACCGCGACGATTTCCACCAGTTCGATATGCACCCTGGTCTGCATCAATAATTAGTGGCTTATCAGCAGTCATACCTAATGTTGTTTTGTACATGCCTGGATCGCCGTAGTAGTAAACTTTGATTGCATTTACTGGGATAACTTGAGTAGGTGTAATAATATTTAAAGCCATGATTACAACCCCTTATTAAATTTAGCGTTGTTGTAAGCCATACGCTGGTTCTTGCTATATGGTGTGCGCTGAAAGCAGTCTTTCGCATACATTGCTTCACGCTCTTTTTTACGTTGATCACCAACTTCTTGCTGTAGATTATGAAGAATCCATGGTTTAGCTTTCAAATAATCAGGCTCAACAGGTGTACCGCCGTTCTCGGTTTCGATACGAATATCAGTAAAGGTGTAGTTGGTTGAAAAGGTTTGAGGGCCTAAGCGAACGTGGTAGCGTCCAGCGTCATCACGGGTAATGAACTCGCGGAATGGGGTGGTGAAGCGTTTCTTTTCCATGATCAACCCCTTAACGTGGCGCATAGCCCTGGCGAGCCAGTGCGTCTTGAAGTTTTGAAATTGCATCACGCATGAGATATGCTTCATCATCGTTTACAGCATTTACACGGATTTCGTTCCAGCCAACACGCTTAACGAATTGAGCCAAAGCCATAGCTTGTGCTTCTGAAAGGTTTTCTAGTTCCAGTTTCATCAGATCACCCCCTTACCATATTGTTGCGTTCGATGTGAGCAGTGATTACAGAAATCATATTTCTGATGTCATCAGAGTTCGTGAAATCGTTATAGTTGCCACCGCTTGGGGTGAGTACACGGTCTACAGCCAGATTTGTAATGAATACGGCCTTTGTGTCGCTACCTAACGCGCCGTTGTAATCAGGAACCAACTCAAAATCGAAGCTGGTAAAAACGTGGTAACCATCAAGATTAACGATCGCTTCACCAGTAGTGTCAGATGTGATTTTTACTGACATCACGCCATACATTGAATGTGTATTGCCAAACGAGTAAACAGGTGCAGATTGGATAGGCTTTGTTACAAGCGCATAAGCACCAGTTAAGCCAACCAAGGTCGCTACTGAAAATACGCTACCGACAAGAAAAGACTTGCCTAGCGTATAACTGCGGTTGTGATTTAAAACGTTTTGTTCCATAATGAACCTCATGTAGTGGGAAGCCCTGTTTGATGTGAGAGTCGGCAGGGCTTTTTGCTGTTGGTGATTAAATATTAGGTAAACCTAATTAATTAGTCAATAGGTATTCCTAATTTATTTTAGGTTTACCTAATTTTATGTTTTAATAGGCAAAAGAAAACCCACACAGGGTGGGTTGAATAGAGTAAAATTCTTTATTTAAATAATTTTTTATATTTTCTAGGTGTAAATGAGGAATCTTGGATTCCTAAAATAATTCGATTAAGTAGGTCAACAGATACTTTCTCAGCAGGGCGATATACACCTGTATTTACACATTGGCAGACATGTTGATGATCCATGATTTGGATTCTTTCATAAAGAACATAACTTTGATGTTGGATAAATGAATGCTCTCCAGCTTCAATAATGCAAGCAGAATCAATTTTCTTTTCGGTAGTTACAGATGTAAAATTTACAGAAACAATGCAAAGTCTCTTGCCGTAGCCTTCTTTGGGGTAAGTATTAGGATCGAACAATACAACAAATAAGTGTTCCGTTGGCCCTGCCTGACAAAAAAATGCATCACCAGCTTCAGCTTTCCACTCTGACATTCAAAATCTTCCTAATGATTATTGATCATTTGAACTGACTGATTTATATATGCTTGTGATTCAAGCTGATCTATAATCTCCTTGGATAATTCTTGAGAAAATCCTAAGGCATTGAATAAATCATTATATTCAATAGGGTACATAGAAGAACCTGGATTACGCCATTCAGGGCAGTTATCATGAGTATAGTCGACTAGATCCCATTGATTTTTTCCACCAAACTCAAACCATATTTGTTTTAAAACAGTGATGTCATTATCACTTAACTCTAGAAGATCATCATCAGATTGAATTTCAATATTGGTTTTTAATGCAATATCATGGTTTGTACGATCGGAAATAAATTGATCCCAGTATGTTTTTTTCTGACTACCATGATTGATCCTATCCAATGTTAAAGATAGGACAGGGCCATTTTTCATAGATACGAGACTATCCCCAACGATTGGCGTGTGGAACATCTCAAAGGATTTTCGTTCCGATAAATACAGCAACTTCATCAACTTTAAGATGTTGATATTTTTATGCTGTGTCTGCAATAAAAAGAAAATTGCTGCTTCTGTCAATTTTTTTTCATTGAATAAAAAAATATTATCCATAGCAAAACAATCTCAAATTTTGAAAAATTTTTTTCATTTTAAGAAAATCCAAATTTAAAGTCTATTAATTTTCAGTAACGAAACACTTTTGGCGTTGGGTTCATAGTTTTAATTTCCCCCAAAATCATTTAAACACTGTATTTTTCTAAAAACTCATCAACCCAGCCTTGTGCTTGATCTAAATTGCTTATGTCTGCAAGTTTTAGATTTGTACTCTCAGCTTCATTAAAACCCTCAATAATGGCTTCAAAGATATTGGCCTCACTAATGACCTCACGCGCTATTTCTGCGGCATCATAGCTTTGCTTGGCCTTTTTAAGTGATGCTATTTGTTTATCAATACCATCACCAATCTTGCCCAGTGCTGCCTTAAATTCTTGTTTGTTAATAGATAAGGAAGTTTTTGTTTTATTCAGTGTAGCGATCATGATTTTATTCCTGTGAATGTCTATATAGGGTTTACGGTTTTTACTATGGTTTAACCAATGCAGACTCTAACCGACCAACAAAACTCAACTCATTAAGCTGCTCTTTTGTAATTACCTCATCTGGATACTTTTTCTTATCTGGATTGTCGCTTTGTAGGCGTACAGTTTTTTCATCACCATAACTGATGAAAACCCGTTTCATACGCAATAGATTATTATGTAGAAATACATAAACATCACCGCTAATCATTGCTTCAGTATCAATTGGGGAAATATCAACGAATAAAGGGCTATCGGGAGCCACAGTAGGCCACATACTATATTCAGCAGAGTAAATAACTCTTAAATTTTTAGGATTTGCCTTAATCCCAAGTAATTTCAATATGTTTGGATCAATATCCAGATAATCTGTAATATCTTCTAAAAAAATTTGCAACACCATCCCCACAGGATGCTTTCACATTTTTATGCACTGGAATACGAACAGTGTTTTTCTTTTCATCTGATGGCGCAAATCTAATAGGGGAGATATAGACCTCATCTTTTTGGGGAGATGATATTTTTTCTTCAATAACAGGAGAGCCCGTCCCATTCGCCAGCCAAAGAGGATTTACATTTAGGTGTTTGGCAGCCCGCAATAAATTTTCACCCTCCATAGTCTTAGATTTTCCTGATAACCAATCACTGACCGATGGCGGCTTCACACCAACAGCACGCGCAAGATCAACCCCCTTAATTTTTTTCGATGGTAAAACTTCCATAGCATATCTAAGGCGTTCAGCAAGCGTATTCATAAAAACCATCCCCATACTGTTAGGTAATCCTAACATGAAATAAATTAGGTGTTCCTATTGATTTAAAATAAGGAATGCCTAATAATGATGTTAATAAATTAGGAGCACGTTATGAATGACGTACAACTTATAGAGGCTCTAGGTGGTGTAAGTGCAGTGGCAAGATTGCTTGATATTACTCCTGCATCAGTTAGCGGTTGGAACGCCATACCACCAGACCGAAAAATCAGACTTGCTGTAATTGCTGAAGATTTGGGTATTGCCACACGAAAAGAGCTATTCCCAGACAATTATCAAGATATCTGGCCCGAGCTTCGACCATATCGCAAACCCAAGAAGCAAACAAAAGCATTAACCGCTTAGGAGCAATGATGAGCAAAGTATCAACAGAATTAACTGCAAGCGCTAGAAATAGCATTTCACGCGTCATGCGCGTCCTTGCAACCATTAACAATGCACAGATTGCAGAGTCAATTGGACTTGATCCAACCACATTCTCAAGAATGAAAAATGACAAGAAAAGCAATGGTTTGAGTGACTTTGAAAATACTTGCGCCGCATTGGATGCAATGGGATTAAAAATTGTACCTAAGAAATACAAGTTAATTCATAAGGAGAAACTTGCTGCCTTATTGGCAATGGCCAAAGGATATATGGGGCGGCTTAATTCTGTAGATGACCTTTTTCAAGATGATATTGATGATTTTGGAATCGATATTGAGCTTGGATATAACGAAAAAGAAAAAGCCTGATGGACTAGATCAGGCTTAGGCATTCATAACTATAGGAAATGAACATGACAAATATATCAAAACCAGTGGCAGCGAACAACAGTGATTTTATTGTAGGTGACACGGTTGTTTTTATTGATGAATCTAAACCTGATCATTTGATGACTGTAACTCAAGTGCAGAAAAATGGCTTGTTACTCAATGGAAATAACAGTTTTTCACTTAATCATCTGATTCGTCATGCCACGGTTGCTGAGTTTATAAATCAACGCCGTTTGCCAGCATTAACCACTTTTGGTGATGATCAGCACATTGAAAACAACATTTCTCCAAAATGCAGAACGATTTCCAATGATGTGCAGATCCATTTGAGTAATGCATTAAAAGCTCAAAAGGAGGTTTCATGAACTCCAACTTTCAAAAACAACCAGAGTTTAAACAAACTCAACAAGTTCAATCATTTTATGAGTCTGCTTTACGTTTGCTTGGTCATTTGTTTGAGCAGAAAAAGCAAAACCTGCGCAGTAAGGGTTATGACGAAAACAATGCAGCGGTTACCAAAGCTGAGTTTACTGAAGCTATGGCTCGTCAATTTCGAATTACACAATGGTTGGCTCAACAGATTGTGACAAGTCTTATTAATGCTGATCGCGTCAACTCATTTGGTGGCTACGTCAAGCCAAAGGATGGTGAAGTATGAGATACGGTTCGGTTTGTTCTGGTATCGAAGCTGCCACTGTTGCTTGGCATGAACTCGGCTTTACACCTGCATGGTTTGCGGAAATTGAAGATGCGCCAAGTTTAATTTTAAACCATCACTATCCAGATGTGGTGAATCTTGGTGATATGACCTTAATTCGTGACAGGGTAAAAACTGGTGAAGTTGAAGCACCAGATATTTTGGTCGCAGGAACACCTTGTCAGGCTTATTCAGTCGCTGGTTTACGTCAATCACTTGATGATGAGCGTGGACAATTAACTTTGGAGTTTTTAAAACTAGCCGATGAAATCGATTCAGCAAGACTTATTCGCGGGCAAGAGCCCTGCATCGTTGTCTGGGAGAACGTGCCAGGTGTCCTCAATGTCAAAGACAACGCTTTCGGCTGCTTTCTGGGGGGATTGTCAGGTGCGGGGTGTGAACTCAAGCCGTCAGGGAAGCGATGGACAAACGCTGGTTGTGTGTTTGGACCATCTCGACAGGTCTATTGGAGAGTCCTTGATGCTCAACATTTCGGACTCGCCCAACGCCGTAAGCGCGTGTTTGTTGTCGCAAGTGCTAGAACAGAAAGTATCGGAGAAATACTTTTTGAGCGAAAAAGCCTGCACGGGGATTCTACGCAGAGCGGCCGCAAAGGGCAAAGTGTTACCACCAATTGTTCAATTCACCCTACAAGAGCAAGCCAGACTATTAGCGGCAAAACCTACACTCCACCCATTCTAGCATCCCACGGCGAAAAGAAATGGCTGGGTAATCAAGAGGCTTTTTGCGGTGATTACTACATTAAGCAAGCCATTGGTGTTGGTGGCATGACGGTAAACGCAGCCATTTCAAATGAATTGTATCCAACGCTCATGGCAAACAATGATCGAGGATATGTTGTTAAGACTTATGGTATTGGCTTTAAGGAAGAACAGGCACCAACGCTTACAACAATGGATCGGCATGGTGTCGTTTTATGTGGCACCAAAAATGATGCCTTGCGTGATCTGTCTGTAAATATAGCACCCACTTTGCGTTGTGGTGGTAAAGGTGGTGGACCTATCCAGCAAGCAATTTTTCAACACATACCGCCGTATATTTTCTATTTGGCACGTTACTTAACAGAAGTTGAGTGTGAACGTTTACAAGGTTTTCCAGATAATTACACCAATGTGCCTAAGGTTCCAGCAGGAAAACGCTACAAAACCATTGGCAATAGTATGGCTGTGAATGTTATGCGCTGGATTGGTGTCCGCCTCAAATTATATTTACAGGGGGCGACATTAATATGACAAGTTTTACACATCCCCTCATGCGGTATCACGGTGGAAAATTCCGAATTGCAGACTGGATTATTAGCCATTTCCCTCCTCATGAGACATATGTTGAACCATTTGGTGGTGGAGCATCTGTTCTTTTGTCAAAACAGCCAAGCCGTATGGAAGTTTATAACGATCTTGATAGTGATGTCGTAAATTTCTTTGAAGTTATACGTGATCCAAATCTTTCAATTGAATTAGCGAAACAAATTGAGCTCACGCCATATTCACGCACTGAGTTTTTAAATGCTCGAGCTGATACCACATGTAAGGTTGAGCAAGCTAGACGTTTGGCGATACGTGCACAAATGGGCTTTGGTAGTGCTGGTGCAACAAAAGGCAATACAGGCTTTCGACTTGATACTGCAAGAACTGGCAGCGACATTGTGACTATTTGGCAGCGCCAACCAGAATTAATACTTCAAGCTGCTGAAAGACTTAAAAAGGTTCTGATTGAGAATCGTGATGCAGTCAAGGTAATTCAGGATCATGACCGTAAAGATACTTTGTTTTTTGTGGACCCTCCATACGTTCTTGATACCCGAAACATAGGCGGAAAGGCATATCGCCACGAGATGACCAATGTAGATCATGAGCAGCTTGTATCAGTCCTAAAAGCTTGCAAGGGAAAAATCATTTTATGTGGATATGAACATCCAATTTATGAAGCACTAGATTGGAAAAAAGTTAAAAAGTCTGTTGCAGCATCAGGGCAATCTGGTTCTGTTTTGCGTGAAGAAGTGCTTTGGATAAATCCACAAGCTGAAAATCAACATGATTTATTCAGTGAGGTGTTATGAGTAATTTAAAGACTCCACTCACGCCAAAGGAATGTGACGTATCAAGTTTTCCATTTATGCCACTTGATATTGACCGTCTTTTGAATTCTGAAACATGGATTCTTGGCGAAGATTCAGAAAAAGTTGCAAGCATGACACTTTGGTTGAAATCGTGGTCACAAATTCCTGCGGCAAGTATTCCAAATAATGACAAGATGCTTGCTCACTTATCTGGCATGGGTAGCAAGTGGAAAAAGGTAAAAGAACACGCATTACGCGGCTGGGTAGATGGTGGTGATGGGCGTTTATATCATCCTGTAGTGGCCGAGAAAGCACTGGAAGCATGGCTTGAAAAGCTTGCCAGCGCTATCTCTGGCGCACAGGGCAATGCCAAGCGCTGGGAAATTCAGATAGATACTTCTGAGTTGCAGGCTCAACTATGCGATGCAGTTTATAGATTAAAAAGTATCGCCCCCCAATCCAAAGCCTTAACAAAGAAGATTGCCAAAATTGTCGAGTCCCGATCGGGGGGCGATGGCAACCCTAATCCTGTCGGGATCGCAACAGATAAGACACAGAATAGAATAGATAATATTAATACACACACACTAAGCGAAAACGAAAATTTTGCTCAGAGCGATTCTTGGAAACCTGAATTTGAAATCCTGTTGAACGTAATTCGACAAAGCATGGGTGTTCAAGCTGAGCAAGTTATCTCAATGGCAGATTACGAATTTCACTTGGGTAACTTCAACGCCCACTGGGAAAACAAAACAGATCTCACCGAAAACCAACGAACGAGAAAGTTTGCTCAGTGGTTGATTCTTGAGTTCAAAAAAATCAAACCATCTGGACAACAGAAACCATCAAGCAAAACAAATACCACGGTGAACAGAAATGTGAATGACGCGTGGGGCGAGCCACAGGATTACGCGCCTGCTGTCGATGATATTGATTTGGAGGGTATGCTGTGAACGCACTAGCAAAAGAACTCACTAAAAAAATCACAGAAACCGATCGGTTTTGTGAAAAACACAAAGAGCGGATGATCAATGTTGGTGGTCGAGATTTCTGCAAAACATGTGCTTTGAAATCAGTTGAGCAGGCGCAAATTGATCATCATCAAGCTGTGAATCGGATGGTTCGTGAAAAACACTTTGCGGGCGCAATGCTTCCAGATCGCCATCTTGAGAGTGGTTTTAAAAATTACATTGTTCAAAACCAAGGTCAGAAAATTGCTAAATCACAGTGTCAGTCTTTTGCTAAAGACTTCAACGGTGGTGTCAAACGAAATCTAATCATGGTTGGAAGAACTGGCACAGGTAAAACACATCTTGCATGTGCAGTTGCTAGAAACGTTTTAGATCAGCGTAGCTATGTTCGGTATGTCACCAGTGAAGATATGGCAAACGAGATTGCAAACGCTTGGACAAAAGCGGATGACAGCGAAGCAAGCGCTGTGTGGCGGTTTACTGATTACGATCTTTTAATCATTGATGAATATGGTTTGCATGACCAACATGAAAGTCGCTTACAGCTTGTCCACAAGGTTTTGTATTCACGCTATGACGCTAAAAAGCCAACAGTTTTAATTTCAAACTGGACTAAGGAGCAACTCAAGGACAATTTGGGCGATCGACTTTGGTCTCGCTTTCAGCACGATGGACTTACGATTGTTGAATGCAATTGGGCTGATGCGCGTGCAGGAGAAGGGTGATGAATCTAAAGATTGGCCATAAATACAAGTGGAAGCATGAACCACAAATATTGATCTATGTCGGTAAAAAGAATGGGTGGCACCAGTTCACATTAAATGGGTCGGTTTGGTGTGAGGTTTTGGATTCTGATCTTCATATGATGGAGCAAAGCCAATGAGTTTTTGTGTTGGAGACCTTGTTCGACCTGATGGGGATGCCTTTAAACAAGCAGGTTGGAATCCTCAAGGCGAGTTACGAATTTCTTTCATCAAGAAAGGTAAAAGAACTGGGATGTTAGTTGTTCAAGCTAAAGATGAGCGTGGATACAAGTACACAGGATTTGAAGATTGCTTCGTGAAAGTTACGGAGAACAAATCTAAATGACATCAATGAGCGTCGAACAGTACCGCCGTGAAATCTTAAAGCAGTTGGACAAGCCTAAGGCTGCTAAACGCAACAAATTCAATGCCAGCAAAGTTGAATGTGACGGCATGACCTTTGACAGCAAGAAAGAACACAAACGGTACATCGAGCTTAAAGCAATGCAACAACGGGGTGAGATATTCGGTTTAGAGCATCACACTAAATTTGAACTAGCACCAAAAACAAAACTTGAGGGAGAGAAAAGGGCAAAGCCAGCATTACGTTATTTTGCTGATTTCACTTATTACATCATCACTGGCGAGTATGTCGTGGAAGATGTGAAGTCAGAAGCCACCAGAAAAAAAGACAGCTATAGAAACAAAAAGCACTTAATGAAAACGGTTTTTAATATTGATGTGAGAGAGGTTTAAGTGAGCGAATATACAGATTCAATGGTTGTGCACAATTTACGCCGTTTTTTATTTGAACCAACACCACAGAAAGTTGATTTTACATTGTTGGATTTGGCTCAACGGTGCATGGATGGATCAAAAGATGAAGTGGTAGGTGCACCAATTTTGGGCAGCAAAACCAATAGCGCTGCATTAATGATGCAGAGCATGTCACCAGAACCTTATGCAATGCTTTGGGCGTTGGTGCGGTCAATTAGACCAGGTGATCGGCATTTTGCTTTATTACATAACTTACTTACCAGCGAAGTGCGTCTTAAATTTTTAGAAGATGGATTCAAAACCAAGCAAATCACATCCAAAGATGCAGCAAAAGGTGTGGCACGTTCTGCAATTATCCAGTTTTTATTTAAACGTGGTATTTGCACTAAATGTAATGGCAAAGGTTTTGTGTATTCACAAGATGATCGTAAGCATATTGATTGCAGTAAATGCGAGGGTAAACGAGAGAATGCCTACAATCAATCTGAGCGGCATCGGATTTCAGGTCTAACTATTGCACGTAAAAATTATTTAAAAATTTATGATCAATATGAAAAATACGCATTGGGGGTTTTGGGGGATTGGCGATTGGATTTAGATGCTCATTTGCGCGGTCATTTCTATAAAGTTGCTGAAGAATATAATTTGTAATTGCATAGGTGCAAAAAACAGGGTATATTTTTCTATACTGGTCGAACTGTAAGTAATTGACCAAATGATAAGCCTGCATTTATATGCGGGCTTTTTTGTTGCTTAAAATTTATTAAAGTTGCTTGTGACATGCACAAGTGATTAAACGGGAGAATGAAGATGAAAACAGTAATTTAAAATGATTTGGATGGCTTAGAAGATTTTTTAATAAATTTTTATATAAAAATATTAAAAAAATGTTAGGAAAGGTTTAATACCATTTTATTAGCTTCAATAAAATGGTATAAATTTAGTCCTAAGTATAAATTTATTAGGCTCTACTATGAATCTTTCAAATCCCTTTAGACCAGGTGCGGGGCATATGCCTCCATATCTTGCAGGTCGTGAAGCTGAAAAAGATGAATTTTTGAAGTTGTTAAGCCAAACTACAATAATGCAAAATCTAGTTTTGACTGGATTGCGTGGAGTTGGAAAAACAGTTTTATCTGAGACCTTTAAACCATTAGCTCAAGGAGGTGGATGGTTATGGGTTGGTACAGATTTGTCTGAAACAGCCAGCATCAGCGAAGAAAATATAGCTATTAGATTATTAACAGACCTTTCACTTATCACATCATCTATACCTATAGGTGTTGAAACATCACATTCAATTGGTTTCATAAAAGAACAAAAAGCACAAGAATTTAAAACTTTAAATTTTGAAGTATTAGTAGGAATATACAAAAGCACACCAGGCTTACCTACTGATAAACTTAAAGCTGCTTTAGAGACAGCATGGAAAGTAATGCAAGGTTCTGGAATAACCAAAAAAGGAATCATATTTGCTTATGATGAAGCTCAAAATTTGTCAGATCATGCTAGTAAGGAGCAATACCCGTTATCTCTGCTGTTAGATACTTTTCAGTCTATTCAGCGCAAAGGTATACCATTTATGTTGGCCTTAACTGGATTACCTACATTATTCCCAACATTGGTTGAAGCTAGAACTTATGCTGAACGAATGTTTAGAGTTATTTTCTTAGATAAATTGAATACTACGGATGTGAAGGCGGCTATTACAAAGCCGCTTGAAGGTCATCCATTGAAGCTTACAACTGAATCAATAGAAATTATTTGTAATATATCTGGTGGTTACCCTTATTTTGTTCAATTTATTTGTCGTGAAGTTTATGATTTATTTATAAATCAGTTTGAAAATTCCATGCCAACAGGTGTACCTCAACAAGAAATAATAATGAAACTTGATACTGATTTTTTTGCTGGGAGATGGGCAAGAGCTACTGATCGACAGAGGGACTTATTATATGTTGTTGCACTTTTAGAAAATTGTGATACAGAATTTTCTGTGCAAGAAATTCTAGAAAAATCAAAAGAGTTGGATGATTCAAAACCATTTAGCTCTAGCCATATTAACCAAATGTTATCAACACTGATTAATTCTGGATTAATTTATAAAAATAGATATGGAAAATATTCATTTGCTGTCCCATTGCTAGGACAATTTATATTAAGACAAAAGACGCAATTGGGTGTTATCTATCCTAAGTAAGTTTTAAAAAATGCAAACCCTCTTCGGAGGGTTTTTTAATGGGTGAGATTTATGAAAGAAGTCGGTTTTGTAATTCAGCAACGTCCATATCCACCAGAATGGATTTTCGCCTTAGACACACCAAACTTTGCACCAGCACCTGAATTATGGCGATGGATAAAGTCTATTTTCCTCAATCCTGAACATAAGCTATTCAACCCTGATCATACACATCTGGGAGCATTCTACTATCCGCATATCGCCGTGATGTGGGCAAAAGGTGGATTTAAAAAACAAGGTCGCTTTGTCGTTGGCCAAGCTGAAAAGATCATGATCAATGCTGGGGGCTGGAAGAAAGAACGGCAGGAAGAACAGTATTATCAATGGTTCAATGATTTGCCTGAGTACTTAATCACGATTGATGCAACCTATGCACAGCAAGCTAATGATGTTGATTTCTGTGCTTTGATCGAACATGAGCTTTATCACATAGCTCATAAGAAAGATGAATGGGGCATCCCATCCTATAACCGTGAAACTGGTAAGCCTAAGTTGACGATACAAGGTCATGATGTTGAAGAGTTTACTGGCGTTGTTCGCCGTTATGGAGCAAATCAGGAAGTTCAAGAAATGGCTAATGCTGCAAATCAACGTCCTACGGTAGCAAAAGCTGATGTTTATCATGCTTGCGGAACTTGCTTTCTAAGAGTGGTTTAAATTTTTTTGCCATTCTTCTTGGATGTACTTGGATGGAATGGTGGAAATGGCACGTATTACCAAAAAGGTGAAACTGTTCATCGTTAGGATGCTTGCTGAGTTTGAAACACCAACCCAAACATCCAAAACAGTTAGAGATATTTTTAATGTTGATGTCACCCCACAGCAATGTGAAGCCTACGACCCAACTAAAAGAACTGGACAAGATCTAAGTCAGGATTTGAGAGATAAATTCTTTGAGTATCGCCGTATAGCAAACCAAGAACTTGAAGCTATTCCTATTGCCAACATGCGCTATCGACTACAGCTTCTACAGGGTTTAGTTGATAAATACCCAGACAATCCAGTTTTGATTCCGAAATGGGCAGAGCAAGCGGCAAAGGAAATGGGCGGGCAATATACAAATACAAGCAAAACGCAATTAACAGGTGCAGATGGTCAACCTTTAAACCCTGAGCATGTTACTCATGTTGTAGCTACGCCTGAACAAATAAGGCAGGCAATGGATGAACTCGAAAGTAAATACTAGTCTGCTGGAAATGCAGTTAGAACGAGAACGATGTGAGAAAGAGCATTTATTCTTTACACGGCGTTTTTTCTTACCTCGAATGGGCTTTAAGTTTTCGGTCAATTGGCATCATGAATATATTGCAGACAAGATTGATCAGGTCATATCAGGAAAAGTTAAAAACCTAGTCATTAACGTTCCACCTGGTTCGGGTAAAACTGAATTACTGACAAATCTAATCGCTCGTGGCTTAGCGAGAAATGCACGATCACGGTTTTTGTATTTGTCGTTTTCTCAGTCACTGGTTGAGGACGTATCAGCCACGGCGCGAAACATTGTCAAATCAGTAGATTTTCAAAGTCTGTGGCCAGTCAAAATATCAACCAGTACAGATGCTAAATCTAGTTGGAAAACTACCGTTGATGGTTACGATGCTGGGCATGTTTATTCTGCTTCAATGGGTGGGCAGGTCACAGGTCGCCGTGCAGGTACATTAGCAAATGAGGGATTTACAGGGGCAATCATTCTGGATGACCCATTAAAGCCCGAGGATGCATTTAGCAAGTCAGCTCGTAAGAAAGCCAATCGTAAGATATTGAACACGGTCAACTCACGTAAAGCTAAATCAGACACACCAATTATTTTGATCATGCAACGTTTGCACGTTGAAGATCCGACTAATTTTGTGATGACTGGCAACGTACCGGGTGAGTGGGAACAGATCAGCATTCCCGCTTTGATTGATGATGACTACATCAACCGATTACCAGAGCATATTCAAGCCAAGATACCGAGAGATGTAGAGCGGGATCAACATGGCCGCCAAAGCTATTGGCCATTAAAAGAATCACTTCAATCGTTATTACAGCTCGAAAAGGGCGGTGAGGATAAAGACGGTGCGACGGTCTCACGTTATACGTTTGCCAGTCAGTACATGCAGAACCCTAAGAAGCTCGGTGGCGATTTAGTTAAGTCTGAATGGTTCCCACGTTATGTAGAGTTACCAGTCCTTAAATGGCGTGGGATATGGGCAGATACGGCACAGAAAGTTAAAAAGCATAACGACTTTTCCGTGTTCCTATGCGCTGGTCTTGGCTATGACAATAATCTCTACATCATTGACTTAAAGCGCGGTAAATGGGAAGCACCAGAACTATTAAAAGAGGCTAAGTCCTTTATTAATAAACACAAGGAAAGCAACACAAAGATCGGCAAGCTTAGGTATATGGCGGTAGAGGATAAATCCAGTGGTACTGGATTGATTCAGACTGTTGTTAAAGAAACCACATTACCTATAAGGGCGATTCAGCGTGATGAAGATAAGCTCTCACGGACTATGGACGTAATTCTTTATGTTGAAGATCGCCGTGTTTGGTTACCTGCAAGCGCACCTTGGCTTTTGAATTACATAGAAGAGATTGAAGGGTTGACCGCTGATTGGACACATGACCATGACGACCAATGGGACCCGACCGTTGATGCGATTAATGATTCATTAGCAAGCAAGCCAACTGTATTTGATTAGGAAAATTTATGTCTGAGACTAAAAAGCCCGATGCTATTGGCGATGCTGGGGCATATACAAATTTTGTTTCCAATATTGGCACAGGGCGTGACAAAGCATCACATGGGCATTTCGTAAAGAAAGTTATTCCAGATGATCAACTTGAAGCGGTCTATCAGCATTGGCTGGCCAAGCGTATTGTGAATCGACCTGCCAGTGACATGTTGAGAGCGGGTTGGTTTTATGAAGGGATTCAGGATAAAGACTTGGCAAAGCTTGAGGAGGCCTGCAAACGGTTTAATCTTGATAATGTCTTATTGTCTAGTTTGATTTTATCTCGCTTGTACGGCGTTGCATACGTTCTGCTAGGTACTGTCGATGGTGGTGATCTTGATCAACCTTTTGATTTAAACAAATTGGGCATAGGCCGTTTAGAGTTCTTTACGGTGCTTAAGAAGAAGTACATTGAGGCAGATACCACAAAGTATTTGCCCCCGAGTAAAAGTGGTGGGCTCATTAAGCAACCTGAGTATTACAAACTCAAGCTAGATGGGCAATCGACACAACGGATCCACCACACTCGCCTTATTAAGTTTTGCCATGCCGATGTGGTGAATGAAGAACCACAGAGCGTATTGCAAGAAGTATATGAGGAACTGCTAGACCATGCTGCAGTTAAAAAGGGTTCGGCCAGTTTGGTCCATGAATCAAAAATCGATGTGATTAGTACACCAGGGTTGGTGGACAAAATCAAAGAGGATATGAAGGCAGTAGCGGAACGATTCTTGAGTGTAGGCCTGTTAAAGAGCATTAACGGTATGATCGTTTTAGACAAGGAAGAGGAATACGACTCTAAGACCTATAACTTTGCAGGTCTGCCAGACATGATGCGCGAGTTCTCTATTCAAACGTCTGGTGCAGCTGATATCCCTTATACCATTCTATTTGGCCAATCACCTGCAGGCATGAATGCCACGGGTGAACATGACACCCGCAACTATTATGACAGCATAGCCACAAAGCAAACATGGACGCTAAAGCCTTTCATGATGCAACTTTTAGCTGTGATCTGTCAGACCACTTTTGGTCGATTAATACCAGGGCTTGGGGTGGTCTTTAACCCATTATGGCAACTAGACGCTAAAGTCCGATCCGAAGTTGAAAAGGCCAATGCTGAGCGCGATGCTAAATATCTCGATATGGGAGTTATTACTGAGCCACAGATTGCACGTCAACTCGTTATTGACGAGGTTTACTCTGTGATTGATGAGGTCCACATCAAGCAACTTGAATTAATGGTGACGCCAGATGAAGACAATAATCCAGATTCTGAAACCCCACCTGCAGGAAACGAAGAAACGTAAAAAGGGGCGTAGGGCAACAAAGCCAAGGCCAGTAAAAGTAAATCGCCGTATAGAGTTTTACTATATGCGGCAATTATTGGCCATTTCTAAATATTGTCAGGATCAGACAAAGGAATTAATCATACCAACAGTTGGCCAGAATATCGGTGATGCTTGGTTTTCTGACATGATTGCGGCGTTTAAAGGAAAGCTTACTAAGTATGTAATAGAGATTGCTAGGCCAATTGCTCAGAAAGTTGTCGGTGACACAACTAAAGACGTGGACAAGCAAATTGCTGAACATACCAAGTCAATTATCGGGGTGGACCTAACGCCGTTTTATCGTGCTGCTGATATCCAGGATGTGGTTGATACCAATATTGAGGCGAACGTTGCTTTAATCAAATCAATACCACAGCAATACTCTGACAAAGTTGAGGCACTTGTATTAAATGCATTGCAGACAGGCCAGACAAACGAAGAGTTAGCAAAGGAAATTGCAAAGCTTGGCCAAACTACCGATTACCGTGCACGTTTAATTGCAGCAGATCAGATGGGTAAGATTAATGGCCAGATCAACAAGGCACGTCAGTTATCCATGGGGGTTGAAACTTACACCTGGCAAACGGCCAAAGATGAACGAGTGCGTTTAGACCATCAGCATAAGCAGGGTAAGACATTTCGTTGGGATACACCACCAACGGGTGGGCATCCTGGTGAGCCTATTCGTTGCCGATGTACGGCGTTGCCAAATTATGAGGATATTTTGATTGATTAAATTATTTAACTTTCATAAAGTTAGGAATTATCACATTGGAATTTTATTATGCAAGTTGAAATCGTTGGCCATGATCTTCTAGCAATTGATGCAAATTTAGAAGTGTTACCACGGATTGGTGAGTCATTTCTTGGTGTAACTAGGCACGGTGAAGAGGTTTCAGGAACTGTGCGAGATGTAGAACATAGTTACAACGCTGCCAGAGGTGAACATTCCATTAGAGTCTATTTAAAGCCTTAAATTATCTTAATCATTTACCCACTTCGGTGGGTTTTTTTATGGGCGCAATTTATGAAAATAATTTATCAACTCAAAGTTGGTGACTTTGCGCCAAGCGAATCCTCACGTTCATTTACCAAAGAAGGGTATCTGAAATGCGTCAACGTTCGCTTGGCCAAAGCACCTCAGGTACGCCAGTACCAGGCATATGAGTTTTCAAACTTAGAAGGCTTTACACCTGATCAGACGATTAATGTTTATACGCCTGCAGACGAGCTTTTTAAACCTGAAGCCGTCCAAAGCTTCAATGGCGTAGATGTTACTGACTATCACCCACCTAAGAACGAGATTAACGCCTCTAACTGGAAGGATTACCACATTGGCTACTGTGAGAATGTGCGCCAAGAAGGTGATTACCTAGTCGGGGATTTGCTCATTAAGGACAAGATCAGTATCGATCTTATTCAAAGTAATGAGCGTATCGAGATGTCCCTTGGTTACGCAGCAATTTTAGTTCTTGAGCAAGGTATAGCACCAGATGGCACGCCTTATCAAGCTAAGTTTATCAATTTTAACGGCGATCACATGGCGCTGGTGAAATACGGCCGTTGCGGTGGTGATTGCCGCATCGGTGACCAAAATCACAATCATCCAAACGAGGATAAAACAATGGAAGTATCAGTAAACGGTATGCGTTTTGACATTGGCGATAACAAAGCCCTGGCAGATGCATTAAAGATTCAAGAAGAGCAGCTGAAGAATCTAAAGGCTGCAAAATTGAAAGTAGGTGACCAGCAATTTTCGATTGGGGACGAATTAACGGCCGTTCAAGCGGTTGTAGATAAACTCCATACAGATAAAGCCACACTAGAGCAAAAAGTTGGGGATTTGGAACGAAACCAGATTACACCTGAAAAGTTGGAACAGGCCGCAACTGAACGTGCCGCCGTAGTTGCCGATGCCAAAGCGTTAGTACCAACGATTAAAACGGATGGTTGTAGTTGTGAGCAGATCAAGCGTGATGTGATTGCAGCTAAAGCCGGTGATGCTTTGGTGGGCGCATTATTAGGATCTGTTTCGGTAGGTGATGCCAAGACTGAGCAGATTGATACCGCTTTCCGTGCGCTGTCTGCAGTTAAAGGTACGGTACCAACAAATCCAGTGAATGATGCTCTTAATTTCCAACAACAACAAAAAGTTGGAGATCAAGATCCAAACTTGGGTAAACAAGAGCAGGGCTATAGCAAAGCGACTGCATATAAAACAATTTAAGGAAGGAACATCATGGTTCAACAATATGATGCTGCACCTGGTATGAAAGCTCGTTTAAATGGTCCAGAAGATATTTTATCTTTACCGTTTTCGGGTGCTGGTGTGGCCAATGATGGTGATGTGGTCATTATTAATACTGATGGTAAATCAGTTTCCAATGTGACAGATGCAACCAATAAAAAATATGGGGTAATTATTCGCCATGGTGTTGGTAAGTCTGGGAAGAATTCAGCTGGTAAGGAAGCATACCAAGCCACTGACATGGTACCAACCATGACAATTGGATCACTTTGGGTAAAAGCTACAACACCTGTAACAGACATTACAGCAAATGTATATGTCAAAACTGCCAATGGCACAACTGATGCGCCGTTAGGTTCCTTATCACCATCTGCTACAGATGGTACTCAATTGCCTAATGCATCATGGGAGACGATTTCCAATGCACAGGGTTTAGCTGTTGTACGTTTACGTGGGGCATAACAAATTATGAGTAAACTCGCTCAGATGAAGCTACGATTGACTCCCGTAGCTCAAATTGTTCAAGCTGCTATTGGTGATGCATTCAACTTTGATGCATTGGCACAGCTTTTTGTCAAAATTGAAGAACAAAACGAAATCACACCGCAACTTGAGCAGGTCATGGACTATGCCAAGTACATTCCTGTGATGCCTGTAAACGGTGTCTTTGGTGGTGGTGAGGTGCTTTCACGTAAATGGGGCGTTGGTATCGGTAAAGACTATGCGGGTACTGGCAATGATATCCCATTGGCTGAAGTTGAATATGACACGGTTGCATTGCCAATTAAGGTTGGTACGATTGGTTATCAATATTCAATTATGGAGCTTGAAGCTGCTCAAAAACTTGGTATGACCTTAGAAGCCGATAAAGTTCAGTCAGCACGTTTAGCGGCAGAAAAGCATTTAAGTCAAGTTGCATGGTACGGCAATAGCAAAACTGGTGTTAAAGGCTTCTTGGATCAGACAGGTGTAACGGTTGTTACTGGTCAGCATAATTGGGCAACAGCCACAATTGAACAGATTCTTGGTGATTTTAATGCCAGCCTTTCTGATTCCGAAAACCTATTTGATGGTGATGTATCGGTACAGCCTGACACATATCTCATGGCATCAAACCAATATATGCATTTATCAACACGTGTGGTACCTGATTCAGGTGGTAAGACATTCCTTAAATATATCGAAGAAAATAATATTTTTACCACACAAGGTAAGACATTAACGATTCGTGGTTTAGGGCGTTCAAATGGTAAAGGTACCGCTGGCGCAGATCGATCAGTGATTTACCGCCGTGATCCATCGTGCATCCAAATGAAATGTGATGATGTTTCATTCTTGGCTGCTCAACCTGCAGGTTTGGATATCAAAGTACCTGGTCATTATAAATATCAGGGTGTTTGGTTGAAGCGTGTTGATTCGCTTCGCTATTTGGATCATGCATAAGGTTTAAATCACTATGAAATATTCATATTTATATAGCGGCTTACAAGCCGCTTTTGTTTTTTCTGGACTTGCTGTTTTACCTACTGGTGTGCCGACTTCTGTTGATGAAGATGTACATAAAGCTTTATCTAAAAATAAGTTTGCTAAACATCTTATCGATTCTGGTGATTTAACAGTTACTGAAATTGCTGACGATGGTGTAACAAAATCAGCAAGTAAAGGTTCAACTGGTGGTCGCGGTAAAAGTGGAAAGCAAGATGGTGCCGCAACCGATGCAGCGAAAGCAGCTGAAGATTCGGCATTAGCCACAGTTCAGGCTGAATTAACTGAACTTGGGATTACTTTCGCTGATGACGAAACGCTTGAGCAACTTCAGGCGAAATTAACCCAAGCCAAAGAATAAGGGTGAGCTATGGATCCGCAGACGTTTCGGGAAAAATTTAAATCAGATTCCCAACTTTATAATTCTAATGACACTGAGATAACGGAAGTTTTGGAAGAAGCTGAAATTGTTGTTTCTGTCATTGAGTTTGGAAAATTGAAAGAACGTGCTGTAGGTCTATATGCAGCACACATTCTAAAAGTTCAAAAAGCCAATCCAAATGGTACAGCTATTTCAAATGCTTCAAGTATGTCTATTGCTGGTCAGAGTGTGAGTTATGCCCGATCATCAAAAGAAACATTCTATGATCAAAGTATTTATGGCCAACGTTATTTGGCATTAAAAAATTCAATCCCGATTGATGATAAAGGCACTAACCCTAATAGTTTGGGTGTTGGTGCATTTGTCATTTAGGAGAAATGTATGTCATTTAAATATCAAGCACCTGACTTATATAAATCCACATGCATTGTGGTTGCTGGTCAGTCATATGAAGTTAAAAATGGTTTAGTCGAAGCTAAAGAAGATATTTACTTTGCACTACAACCAATAGGTTTTACCCGTTATGTGGATGAACCCAAAAAAGCTGTAGCGGGTACTGCAAAATAGGTGACTTATGGTTGATTCTGTAGATGTTCACATTCAACTCAACGAAGAAAATAATCGTGTAAAGGTTGAAATACGTCGAACAATCACAGCATTAACCTTAAAACTTCAAAGGATGGTGCAAGAAGACATGCTAAGCGGTCAGAGGCTGAATGTTCAATCTGGGCGGTTACGTGGTTCACTTGCCTCAAAAGTTGAAGAGTCAGGCGGTGTGATTGAAGGGATTGTTTCAGCTGGTGGCGCGCATGTTAAATACGCATTTATCCATGAGTTTGGATTATCTGCTGCACTAAGTATCAAAGAGCATTTAAGACATATCAAGCAAGCCTTTGGCAGACCTATCACGCCACGCGATGTTCTTGTCAAAGCACATAGTCGTAATGTAAATGTTAAAGAGAAGCGGTTTATGCGTGATTCACTGGATGAAATTGCCAAGATTGTGCCCAAAAATATCGACAAGGCGATTGAGCGAGGTTTGAATGGATAGTGAAATTATTTACCAAGCCTTATTTGATCGTCTTTCAGATATTCAAGGTGTGGTTTCAGTCAGTCGGCGTCTAAAACATTTTAATATAGTTCATAACGATCAACGTCCAGCATTGTTTGTTACGCAAGGAAACCAAGCTGAAAATCCTGTAAAGGGATTGAATGCCAAAATAATCCTAAGTGCTGATTTATATTTATATGTTTATGAAGCGGATCCAGTTAAAGCAATTTCGACGCAGATTAATACCTTTGTTGATGCAATCCGTGAAGCTATCAAACCTGACTTTCCAGAAATATGTGAGTATCAAACCTTAAATGGCTTGGTTGAGCATTGTTGGATTGATGGAACGATTGAAGTTTATGAGGGTGTGGATGGAATGCTGGATGGACAAGGGATTGCAATCATCCCAGTTCAAATTTTAACAACCAACTAAACAATTAACCTAATTGATGACCGCCTTAGATGGCGGTTTTGTCATTTTTGAGAGGTCAAAATAAATGGCTCAATATTTATTTGGTGCTGGCAAAATTTTTGCTACACCTATTTTAGATGTTTATGGACAACCTATAAGCAATCCGACACCTGTTGAGGTCGGAGTGATGCAAAACACTTCAGTAGATATTTCATATGATATGAAAGAGTTGTACGGTCGTGGACAGTTTGCTGTAGATGCGGCACGTGGAAAAGGTTCAATCAAGTGTAAGGCCACGATTGGACGGATCAGTGGCGCATTACTTAATTCAATTTTCTTTGGTGGTGTGATTGCAGACGGCGGACTTGAAGTTGTCACTCAAACCATTAACGGCGAAAAAATTGCAACAGGCGGAACAGTTACACCTGTGGTGCCAAATGCAGGTACTTATGTTAAAAACCTCGGTGTGACCGATGCCAAAGCTATTCCATTAACACGTGTTACTACAGCACCAGTGGCAGGGCAATACAGTGTAGATGAAGCAACAGGTGCGTATACTTTTGCTACAGCAGATGTAGGCAAAGTTGTTTTTATCAGCTTTAAATATTCGGCAACTGTGGCGGGTGCTAAATCAGGCTTAGTGAATAACTTAGATATGGGTTATACCCCTGAATTCGCAGTGAACCTGCAGCGTGAATATAAAGGCAAGTTTATGGGGATGGAATTTTTCCGTTGTACCAGTAACAAACTTGGGTTTAGCTCTAAACAGGATGATTATGATCTTCCTGAATTCGAGTTTCAGCCGATGGCTGATGACCTTAACCGCGTATTTTCTTGGAACACTTCGGAGTAACCATCAATGCAGTTTAAAGAAATTGAAAATCCACGCGGTACCACGATTCAAATTGACGGTCAGCCATTCGTTTTTGCGCCGTTGTCGCTTGGTGCAGTTGAAAAGCTTTTACCAGCATTACAAGGCTTTCAGCCAAATGATGTTGGTACAGTGATTGATGTTGCACATAAATCTTTGAAGCGTAATTATCCTGACATCACACGCGAAGATGTAGCAGATATGCTTTACATGGATCAGCTTGAAGAAGTTATGGCTGCGGTAATGTCGGTGTCAGGTCTGAAAAATAAAGAAGCACAAGAAGGTGAATCGGGGGAATAGACTGGGAGGAGCTTTATACTCATTTAGTGATGACTACAGGTAAGGAATACGATTACATCCGTGATCATTATGATTTACCCAGAATCAAAGCATTGAATGAGTATCACACAAAGTTTCCTCCCGCTGATGTTGGAATTCAGCGTCTTTGTCGAATTTTAGAAGCATTTATGGGGATTGAAGATAATTCAAATCCACAAGATGACGACGATGACGAAGATTTAGAAGAAATGTTGAATGCATTCCCACAAGGGTAACTACGGTTGCCCTGATTGATTTTTAAGTCTTGGTTGGGTAGAGTTTTGAGGAATTTACAATAGCCTTGGTGTGGAATGAAAAATATTATTAGACTATTCTTGATAATTTTTATATTAAGCTCATTTAATGTTTACGCGGAAAAATTTAGTGAGCGTTTTCCTAATTTAATTAAAGATGGGGTGTTGATTAAGGAAAGTGATTATTTAGCCCAAGGACTAAAGCCATATTATAAAGATAGCGAAATATACTTTTTTGAAGATACAAATGTGTTTTTTGAAATGAAGCTTTTGCCTTTAGATACAATAATGATAAGAGACATGGATAATGATGTTGCTAACTTTGGCTATGGTCTGCTTCATAATTATCCAGATCAGTCATGGCAGGTTAAGTGTACGAAGGATAAAATAACTGACCAAGTTACATGTGCAATTTTCAATAACACTGTAAATATAATGCACACGCGTAACCGCAGGATGGTTTCATCAACTAAAAATATGAGCAATCTTAATTTTAAAAAGGAACAGTTACTACGAATTGATAAAAATAAGGCTATTTCCGTTAATGGTATTTTTGAAAACGAAAAATATAACCAAATTGTAAGTCAGATGAAAAATGGGATTGATGTAAAAAGCCGTTTTTATGATTTAAGTGGGAATGAATATAACAATGAAGCTAATTTACAAGGCTTTAAAGAAGCTTATTTATATATGACTAAACTTGAAACGAAATTGAATGCACATTGATATGCAACTATTCAATATAGATCTAACAGATTGGTGGTTACAGACGTTTTTTAATTCGGAACGAGAACTGATTGTTAAGGAATTTACACCTAACGCCATGGGTTTTATTGGACAACATGATAAAGAACCAATTTTCACAGTAGACTCGTTTGAAATAAAAGATGAAGCAATCATTCCATTTTTGGAAAACCTATCCATATGGTTAAAAAAGTACGATAAAATTTCAAAAAAGATATATGCGAAATTTTTAGAGGTGTCTCAACTTGATCCAATATGTAATGTTGATTTACTTATAAATGACAAAGAGTATCGTAATTGGATCATTGCTAGGCATTTAACTTTATACAACATTCATTGCCAGCAGAGGTTGGATGTTGAAAGTATTACTTTTAATTATGGTAATTACGAGCCAGCACCTGATATTTGCAAGGAATTGAGTGGTAAATCATTCAGTTTTATAAATGACAGAGATGTTATCTTTTCACACTGGGAAATTTACAAGCCGACTTGTAGATGTGTGTTACTTCCAGACTACGAAGATATCTTGATAGATTAATAATTACACCATTTAAAAAAACTAAGCCACCTTCGGGTGGTTTTTTTACGCCTAAGGAAAAGTAATGGCTAACGAAGTTGAAGTAAAAATAACAGCCTCTACGGATGCACTTTCCGAAGGCATGAATCAAGCAACAAATAAAGTTCAATCTGCAGCAGCGGATATCAATCGTATTGCAGATACGATTAAGAATGCTTTTGACGGTGTACGTGAATCACTTAAAAATATCGATGTTAGTTTAAACATTGATATGAGTAATGTTCAGCAAAAATTGAGCAATGCTGCGAATACGATCAAATCTCGTATTAATAGTATTGTTGATGATGCTTCAATCAAATTAAAAATTGATACCACATCGCTTGATTCACAAATCGGTCATGCTGAAAATTTGATTCGATCTCGTTTATCATCATTACCTATTCAGAATGTACGTTTAGATGTTGATGTGCATGAGATACAGCGACGCTTAAATCAAATCAATAATCAGCAAATTAAAGTGAAGTTAGGCGTTGATTTAACTCAATTGAGAACTGAACTTCAGCAAGCCAAGCAAACAGTAACAACCACACTACAGTCAGTGTTTTCAAGCGCGATTCGTATCACTGTAAATTTACCTTTATTGGCAGCACAGCTTAACCAAGCGCGTACAATGATTCAGAGTGCAATCAGTCGCTTACAGCATACAAATATCAATTTGAATACAGTTATTAATGTTGATGCAACAAGCACAATGTTAAGGGCTTCACTAGATCGCCTAAAAACCAGTATTGATCATTTACGCACTCGCTTAAACACTGGTGGTGGATCGGGTGGCGGTGGTAGTGGTGGGGGCGGATCTGGTGGAGGAGGCGGTAGTCCTAGCGGTGGCTTAGGCACGAGTATTCTTGGTAACTTCCTTGCAAACATGGCAAGTGAACTGGTAATGCAAATTAGCGCATTAACAGGTGAAGTGATTCGAAATGCGCGTGAAATTGAAAATATGTCACGCCTTGCCAACGCAACAACTAAAGAATTCCAAGAGTGGACGTTTGCTTCAAAATCAGTAGGTATTAGCCAAGAAAAACTTGGCGATATCATGAAGGACGTAAACGATAAGTTTGGTGATTTCATGCAAACTGGTGGCGGGGAAATGAAAGATTTCTTCGAAAAAATTGCACCAAAAGTTGGAGTTACCGCTAAAGAGTTTCAGGGTTTATCTGGACCACAAATTTTAGGTAAATATTATGAAACTTTGAAGAAAGCGAACGTGTCACAGGCTGAGATGACTTTTTATATGGAGTCTATCGCTAATGACGCCATGCTTCTTTCGCCATTATTGGAAAATAATGCTGCAAAACTTAAAGAATACAGTAAGCAAGCGCATGATTTGGGCGTGATTCTTGATGATGAAGCAATCCAAGCTACTAAAGATTTCGATTCATCATTAGGTTTGATTGGCGCAACGATCAAAGGTTTGCTTGGTCGCTTGGTAGCGGAATTAGCACCAGGTCTTAAAGACATGGCGAATAATTTCTTATCATCCGCAACCAAATCAAAAGAGGCGATTGATGGAGCAATAACAGCGATCGTCACTATCCTTGAAAGTTTGATGGATATTTGTGGTGAAGTTTTTGGGATTATTAGTGATGTTTGGAGCGATTTGACTAAAGATATTGGCGATGGTTCGGTTCAACAGATCACATTTATGGATATGGTGTCTGGAGCTTTAAAAGGATTTGCTACAGTTGCAGTAGGGCTGAAAGTTGGAATTCAAATTGCCTTTTCTGCAATTCGCGCCGTAATTGTAACTGTTTGCCAAGCAATTTCCATTGCTATATCAACGGTACTTAATGTATTTGGTGGCTTTAGAGATACCATTCAATTTGGCTTAGATATGCTTAGTACAAAGTTTAAAACTTTTGGGAATATTGTTTCAAATGTCCTTAGTTTTAACTTTTCTGGTGCAAAGGCTGCATTTGAGCAAGGTTTGGGTGAGCTGGATACAATTACTGAACGCTACACCAATAAAATGGGTCAACGTACCGAGTGGCTGAAACAAGACTGGAATACTGGTGTGTCCAAGTCAGCAGATGCTTGGGGGACAGCATGGGATAAGATAGGAAGTGTTTCACAAGAAGGTCAAACGCAATTGACCAATCTTTTTCTTAAAAATCCAACAGATGTTAAACAGCAAACAAGTGTAAATCAGCTTAAAACTTTTGATCCTAACCGTGGCGTGGGAACAGGTCAAAAAGATGATAAAAAATCTGGTAGCAAGGATTCAAAATATGAGGCTACTACATATTCTGACCTTCGAATTAAAAGTGCTGAAGCGTACGCAGGTGGTAAAGCTCACCAAGGAGTGTTGGACTTAGCGGGCTTAATTCAAGATAAATTTCAGATTACACGCTTTACGGCATTCAATGATAATTATCATAAAGGTACGTCAAGTAAACATGCACAAGGTTTAGCCCTTGATTTTGGATTGCAAGATTCAAGTAAAAGTGGGCAAGTTACTTCTGATTTGCGTTCTATGCTCGGAAAGAATGGTGTAAATGCTCAAGTTCTTGATGAATATAAAAATCCATCTAAACGGGCTACTGGTGGCCATATTCATGTCAGTTTTAATTCTCAAGCGGATGCTGATAAGTATCTAGCTTTGGTTAAAAATGACAAGGTTAAAGGAAGTAAAAAATCTAGTTCTGATTCGCAATATGAACGTTATCTTGAAGAGCAGACACGAAATGCTGAAAAGGCTGAAAAAGAGCGTCTGGATCTGAAATACAAATATGCTTCAGAGCAGGAAAAGGTTCAGTCAGATTTAACTAAAGATATTGATCGTATCAACAAATCGACCGCTACTGATGATGAAAAACGAGCTTATACAATTCAGGCAGAAAAGGAGGCTAAAGAAAAGCTTGTACAACTGGAATTAGAAGCTTTTGAAAAGAAAAAAATAAATCACAGAACAGGAAATTCAATCAAGGATTGATTCAGCTCAGCGTAACTTTGAGTTTTACAAAGCTATGATTGAAGCTGAACTTGATGCCGGGAGAATTTCTAATGTTGAGAAAGTGCAACTCGAAAAACAGTTACAAGATAAACTTTATCAAGTTAAACGTGCTGGAGCATTAGAGCGTTTCAATTTAGAGCTGGAAAAATCCAAACTGACAGGTAAAGAGGATGGAGTCAATTCAGCAAAAAACAATATTGCTGAATTGGATACCCAAAAGGATATTAGCGATATATCTGTACCAGGTTTAATGACCGATGCTCAAATGAAAGACTTTGAAAAGAAGTTTGGTGGGTTGACTTCAAGGATGTCAAATCTCTGGGATAAAGGCATGCAAGCCATGATGAATGGTACCTTGACTTGGAAAAATGCCTTAAGTGCAATTTATTCCGAGTTAGCTGCTGAATTTATTCAAAAGATGATCACAGCACCGTTGAAAGAATATGTCAAAAGCATAGCACCACGTTTGGCAGCTAAATTAGGTTTAATTAAAGCTGAAACAGCAATGGAAGTGACTGGTCAGGCAGCTCAAACTGGCGCAGTCGTTGCTGGTGAGACCGCTAAAACCGCAGCCACCAATATAGGTATTTTTGCTCGTATAGGTGGAAAGATTATGGAGACTACCAAATCTATTATGATGTCTGCTTATGAGGCGATGGCAAAGGCTTTTGCAAGTATTCCGCCTCCTTTTAACATTGCAGTAGCTGGCGCGACATTCGGTTTGGTTGCAGGATTGACTGCTAAGGTTGCATCTGCTCGAGGAGGTTACGACATTCCTTCAGGTGTGAATCCAGTGACTCAATTGCACGAAGAGGAAATGGTCTTGCCTAAACAGCATGCCAATACGATCCGTGCATTGGGTAAATCAGTCATGGGGGATGGTTCTATGGTTCAGCAACCCACTTATGCAGGTGATATGGGGGCGATGCCACAGGTCAATATTCAAGCATGGGATTCTAAAGACATTAAGCGGTTTATGCGCAAACATGGTCGTGAATTGGCAGGTGGGTTGAAAGGGTATAACCGTAATTTCGGTAAATAAGGAGTTTACATGTCAGATGAATTATTTCCTGAATTACCAGGACTAGAATGGGAGCTTACAAAGACTCCCATTTTTAATACCAAAATTATGACTTCGGTTAATGGTCGTGAGCTTCGAGCAAGCTATCAAGCCGTTCCGAAGTATGAAATCTCAATGTCATTTGCTTTTTTGCGGGAATCGAAAGGCAAAAATGAGCTACAGCAACTTGAAAGCTTCTTCTTTGAACGCCGTGGTGCATTCGATTCTTTTCTTTTCAAAATGCCTGAAGATTGCGATTACACGTGTTCTTACACTGGTGATGGAAGTACGACAAGTTTCCAACTGTATAAGCAGATGCATACATCCATGATTCCTTTAGCACATACAAAGGCTGAAACGACATTTCAAGTGGATCCAACGTTCTGGAATGAAAACGATAATCAGCAATTTTGGAGCGATAACGATGACGATCTGTTTTGGGATGACACAACTGCTCAAGTCACCAAGTCAGGCATGGTTACGCTTTCAAAGCCTTTGAAACAAGGTCATAAGTTTGAGGTGAAAGGGGCGTATTACTATCGTTGTCGATTTGCCGATGATGAACAGCAATACACCAATTTTATGAGCAAATTATGGAAAGCCAACAAGGTTGATATGATCGGATCATTGGGAAATAAAGTATGAGAGCAGCTTCTCCAAGATTAATAGCATTGCTAGATGCTGATCAGTTTGTGATGGCAGATCTCTATACCATTACAACGGTGCAGGGCGATGTTTTTCGATACACGAATTATGACTTTGACCTGGTGGTTGCGGGTCAGGTTTATAACTCAGATGGCCCAATTATCAGCCGTGATGGAATTAGCCTCTCACTCGGTATTGAAGTCGATAATTTATCGATCAATATTGATTGTATTGACGATAACAAATGGAATGGCATTAATGTTGTTCAAGCCTTTCATAATGGCCAACTGGATGGTGCTCGATTTAAATTGGAGCGCATATTTATGGATATGAATACGCCAACGGACACCAGTGCCGGGGCCATCAAGCTTTTTGAAGGTCGAATCATTGAGCCTGACTTAGATCGAAATTCAATCCAAGCCAGTGTTGCATCGGATCTGGATGAATTAAACGTACAAATGCCACGAAACCTGTATCAGCCAAGCTGCACCAACACATTATTTGACAGTGCATGCGGTCTATTACGTCAAAACTTTATGGTGCAGACAACCATTGAAACGGGCAGTACTGCAGCACGAATTTTATGCCAAGTGAATCAGCCTCAGGGTTGGTTTACTCAAGGCGTAATTGAGTTCTTGGACGGTGGCAATGCAGGTCTGAAACGGACGATTCGTCTGCATGAATCGGGGGCTTTGTTATTGACTTTGCCATTGTTGGAAACACCGCAGCCAGGGCAAAGAATCAAGGTTTATCCTGGATGTGATAAGCGCTTAGAAACTTGCCAAAACCGTTTTAATAACTTCAGCCGTTTCCGTGGTGCGCCATTTATACCGGTGCCTGAAACAGCCGTTTAATCAAATTTGTATTAATCCATACCCAGCTATTGAGCTGGGTTTTTTTATGGGGTGAGAAAATGCCTTTACCTACTGCAGCAGAAATGCGTGATCGTACAAAAAAACATTCTGAAGTACGAGAGATGTTGGCTCAATCTATTGAACACATTAGTAATAATGTTGCTAATAAACATGAAACAATTCCATTTAAATCGGGAATAAATATTTTTGATAAGACAAAAATTGAAATTGGGAAGTATTATAGCTATGTTAATGGCTCAAAGGGGGAGACAGAAAGCTCTTTTGCTGCCGCAGGCCCAATCAAAGTTGAGCCAAACACCCTTTATCGAGTTCCAGAGTCTCATAGTCAGCAATATGCTCTTTTCGATTCAAATATGCGATTTATCAAAGGATCAGTGAGCACAAAACCCAATAGTGAAATTATTACGCCTGCTAATGCAAGATTTTTAGGAATCACATTAGAGGTTTCAGAACTTGATAATTTCATGATTTCTAAAGCTGAAGAGTACCCTGATTTTTATGAACCTTTTACCGTGATCGCAGAAAATCTGCGCATTCAACCGGAACAAAATGAAGCGCTTTCTGATTATATTAAAGACACTTTAGGCGTATATTCTAATAATATTATTGATAAAACTAAAATCGTTGAAAACTGTTACGTTGATTGTGAAACGGGTAAAATCCGCGCTGCAAATGGCTATTTAGCTGCTGGTCCTTATCCTGTGCTACCGAATGTAAAATACAGATTTTCACAAGGTTATGGACAACAATTCGCATTCTACGATGAAAATAATGAATATATTTCTGGTTATGCAAAGCCTCAGACTGATCAAACAGTCGTGACGCCTGCGGATGCTCGCTTTATTAAGCTCACCATAGATTCATATTTAATTGATTCACTTGTGGTTGCTGAAAATTCTAAATTCTTAAATGAAAATGAGTCAAACGCTTTAAAGTTTAAAAACTTGAAAGTAGATATTGAGCAAGTTTCAAACTTAGATCGCGGTCTGCAAACCACTCTCGGGTTTGAACATGTGAATATTGCTAAATCTGGCACAATTGTTGAGAATTATTATATTAATTATTTAACAGGTGAAATTGAATTTGTAAAAAACTTCTTTGCATTAACTTACTGTAATGTGAAACCGAATACAGATTATGTTGTCAACAAAGAATATGATCAACAGTTCGCATTTTATGATCAAGATAAAAATTACATCTCTGGTCAGCCGAATACTGGAACATCAAGTACGTTTAAAACACCTGCTAATTGTCACTATGTCGGTTTTGCAGTAGCTGCAGATCAAATTAATACTCTGTTAGTTATTGAAAACGATTTGATAGAGTCATTAAATCAGCGTAATGATGCTGTGTTTGCAGATAAACTGCTGGTTAAATCTTCTCAAGTATTAGGTATAGATGAGTTCGTAGACAATAAGCTAGGTGCTGAATCCATAAATATTGTTGATCCATCTAAAAAAACGGATGGTTTTTATGTTGATTTTAATTCTGGAGTCTTTTTAAAAGCGGATGATTTTTGTGTTGCTGGACTTTATGAAGTTTCTGCATCTACAACATATAAGATCAATCGTGATTATTATCAGCAGTTTGCGTTTTATGACGAAAACAAGACATATATTTCTGGTCAAAGCGGTCCGAGCGCAGGAAATACCTTCACTACGCCTGCAAATGCGAAATATGTTGCTCTCACTGTATTAAAAACAGAATTCCCACGTTTACTTGTTGCGAAAGAAAATTTGTTCCCAGCGGATTACATTCCCAATGATATTAAATTAGTTAAGAATCTAGTTCTTGAAACGAATATTCGTACATCAGAAATCTGGGTTTCTGCTGATTTGAACGATTCAGACTCTAAAGTTAAATTTAAGGGGCCAAATGCGATTCAACTTGCCTTAAATAGCATTGAACGTGCAACAGCAACTAATCGCTATGTTGTTCGCGTAAAGCAAGGTGTTTATCGAATCAATAAAGCGAAAGACTTTATTGGGTATCCTGGCTATCCATCGATGATTGAAATGAAAGATCACGTCGATATTGTGGGGCAAGGTCAAGATAACACAATTATCTGGGCTGAACTTCCGTATGACGATGAAGATATCGGGCCGTCTGCTAATGGGGCGATTTATCCGCGAGTAATGTATCAAGCGCTTTATCATTATGCGAAAGATGCACATATTAAAGATATGACTTTTATTGCTCAAAATTTAAGATACGCATTGCATCAGGATGATCCTAGAGGGGCTTTTACAAAGCATAAGTATCAAAATGTAGGTTTTATTTTTAAAGGAGATAAAGGGGCAGTAAATCCGCTGGGTATCGGCACTGCAGACGGTGAGGAAACCTATATGCATGGAGGGTTTGCGCATTCTGATGTTGGTCATGCTTTTGCTTGTCACAACAATATTCAGTTTACAACGCCATCGTCATGGAGTTTTGAAAACTTCAATTTCACTAGTATTTCCAATAAATACGGTATTTTGATGCAATCAGACGGTTCATTGTTACAAGACAAGTTAAAGCTGGTCGGCTGTAGCTTTGGCGGGGCCGCTTATACACTGGCTTATGTAGATATTTGGTTGACTGGCGATACATCACTAAATCGAGATTCGTTCAATCATGCAGAGTGGCTGGTATACGGTCATGGTAATGAGCCTTTTCTTTTCGAAAATTTGGTTAGCACTGGACTATGTTTACGCTTTAAGTCAAATGCAACAGGGCTTGGAAAAAAGATTCGATTCGATACAAGCTCAAGTGCTTTTCCAATTTTGATCAAAAATAATCACGCTAATAGTGAAGCTGCTATTTATACAAATAGTAGAGAGTATTTGGATGGTTATATTGTACAAGACGGTTCACTTGGTCTCCCTGCATTTGCTTACGGCTGTAAAGATTTAACGTCTGGAGCTTTCACTTATGATAATGGGGTTAATTTCACTAGCTTGTCGACACGCTTAGGTGACTGTCGTAATCAGAATAAAGAATTAAAATTAACTGTCGATGGTGTAATAAACACAGTTATTTTTAATCAAAACTATTCTGGTATGTCGAATCAAGATATTGTTAATAGCATTAACAGTCAGTTAACAAATGTCGTTGCTGATTTGCATGTTTACGGGCGCGATTACTACGCAAATATCACTGATGTTTGTGAAGTTGTTTATAACTGGAAATCAGAGCCAAATGCAGTGCAAGAATACATAGCAAAAGGCAGTTTAGTGACTAAACGCAACGGTACTGTACGTAAAGCTGAGGCGAATGACAAAATTTATGGCGTTGCACTTGATGACATCCCAGTCATGCATATTACTTCTGAGGGTGTGAAAAAAGGACAGGGGCGAGTTATGAAGAAAGGTTATATCTTTACTGACCGATCTAAAGCGCACTATGTTTTATCTGATAACCAAACGCCATCAGTTGGCACACGTTTTAAAGTTAGTAATGGTCAATTGCTAACGGATGCTAATGGAAAAATTAGTGTTGATATGGATGATGGTGTCGTATCTATCAACTGTTAATGACAAGAACCCAGCTCAAAAAGCTGGGTTTTTTAATGAGGTTATATGACTAAAAATCTTGCAGCAGTCGAAGAAGCTCTAACTTGGCTCGGCACACCGTATCATCATCAGGGTCGCGTTAAAGGTGTCGGTGTCGATTGCGCAACTCTACTCTGTGAAGTCTATGAAATGGTGGGCTTGATTGATCATTATGATCCAGGCCCATATCCACCTGATTGGCATATGCATCAGATGGGTCAGCGCTATCTTGAGCACATTCAAAACTTTTGTGATCAGGTAAACGAACCTCAGCCTGGTGACATTGTTCTTTATCATTTTGGCAAGTGCATCAGTCATGCTGCAATTGTCGTTGAGTGGCCAACGATCATCCACTCATATATCCATCAGGGGGTCATCCTTCAAGATGGGACAAAAGGAAGTTTAGCCCGGCGAATTTCCGGGTTTTATCGTTTAAGAGGGCTATAAAATGGGTGGTGTTTTTGGTGGTGGTACCGTCAGTACATCTGACAAACGTATCAATTCAATGCGTATTCAACAATCCGCTTATGGCCTTTGCCAGCCCCTAGTCTATGGCAAAAATCGTGTTGCGGCAAATATGTTCTGGTATGGGGATTTTACAGCCACGGCCCACACAACAACGAAAAAGCAAGGGGGGAAGGGTGGTGGTGTAAAAACCAAAAACACGACTTATACCTACAGCGCGTCCTTCATGCTGGGGCTTTGCGAAAATAAAATCAAAGACATTGGGATTATCTGGCGTGACAAAGAACAGATTGTTCCTAAAACGGAAGGTGGTATTCAGCTTAAACCCATTGATCAGCTAGGGTTTGAATTATTTGATGGTGATCATAATCCTGTTTGGGGCTATCTCCCATCAAAGCATCCTGACCAGGCATTGCACTATCCATTTCTCGGTTATGTCGCATGTGCCAACTACGATCTGGGGGGGAGTGCCAGCTTATCGAATCACAATTTTGAAGTGATCAGTGATATTACATTCTCAGAAACGATTCAAGATGCTAATCCTGCAGATGTAATTGAAGACTTCATTACCAATCCACGATATGGCGCATCACCCAGTCTGCAAATGGCAGATTTGTCTGAATTTCGGACCTACTGTACAGCAACCAATTTGTTGATCAGTCCTGCTTTAACAGAACAGCGTGAAGCATTCGAAATCATCAATGAAATTGTTGAAGCGGTGAATTGTGCCGTGGTACCTAGTCCAGACGGTTTGAAGATCCGATCTTATGGTGACAGTGTCGTCAGTGGAAATGGGGTAACGTTCGTACCTGATCTAGAGCCTGTTTATCACCTTACTGATGACGATTTTCTAGGTGAAGATCAGCCAGTTCGGGTACGCCGAAGTCGTGATACTGATGCCTATAATCATTGCCAGATTGAATATGTAAACCGCTTCAATCAATACAACACTGAAACCGTTGAAGCTAAAGACCAGGCAAATATTGAAATGTTTGGTCTACGTACGCAAGATCCGGTCAAGCATGATTTTTTCTGTGAACCTAAAATTGCCCGTCATGCAGTGCAATTGCTACTACAGCGAAAATTGTATGTTCGTAATGAATATGAATTCGAACTAGGCTGGAAGTACTGCCGTTTAGAGCCGATGGACATTGTGACGATCACGGATGAGTCTTTAGGCTTGAATCGTTTCCCGGTACGTATCACTCGTGTCGAAGAAGATGAAGATGGAATGTTGTCTATTACAGCTGAAGAACTGGCTGTTGGATCTCGCTCTGCGGTTGAATATGATATTCAATCATCTAATGGGTACCAAGGTGGAAATGAAGAGCCAGGAAACGTGAATGCACCGAATATTTTTGAGCCACCATTAGATTTGACAGGGGGTAAGAATCAGATTTGGGTAGCTGTATCCGGTGGAATTAATTGGGGCGGCTGTAATGTCTGGGTCAGCTTGGATAATACAACTTATGAAATGGTTGGTACGATCTATGGGTCTGCCCGATATGGTGCCCTGGTTTCAGCGATTGATGCAGATGATACCGAGATGCAGATTCAGTTGAATACATCCAGCCAGATGTTCAGTGGTACGGTTGAAGATGCTGAAGTTGATGCAACTCTATGTAGAGTCGGTGACGAATATATTAACTATATTGAGGCCACATTGAATGGATCTGGGCTGTATACATTGAGCGATGTGATCCGTGGACGTTTCGATGATGCAGGGCCACATAATGCAGGTGAATCATTTGTTCGTATTGATCGTGCCATTTTTAGCCATGATTACAATGAAAATATGGTTGGAAAGCAGATTTATCTGAAGTTCACCAGCTTCAATGGATTGCAGCAAAAAGAACAGACTCTGGATGAGGTAGCCGCTTATAGTCACACCATTACTGGCAGCCGTCCATCTGGCGTAAAAGGTCTATCCCTTCAGTCAGCCTTTGAAGGTACAAGCTTTAAGGTTCAATGGCAAAGTGCAGCTGGTGCTACAGGGTATATCGTTCAAATCATGTCAGGTGGTGTATTGCTACGTGAAGTTGAAACGACAAATACTGATTATAGTTACAGGATGGATGAAGCGAAAATCGACGGTATTCAACGTGCGTATACTGTACGGGTCGCAAGTAAAAACGGTTCGATTGTCAGTACCTTTGCGGAGCTGAATATCAGTAATCCGGTGCCACCACAATTGTTGAACGTGTACACATCTGCAACGGCCAATTCGATCACTGTTAGCTGGACACCAAGTGATGTACCAGATCTTAAAGATTATGCAGTTTGGTTAAGTGCGACTGCAGACTTTGATCCAACAACGACAGCACCGTCTTGGACGGGTACAGCATTAACCACCACCATAGGAGGGTTACAAGCAACAACGCCATATTATATCCGTGTCGCAGCGAGAGACGTATGGAAAGAAACAACCTGGAACTATTCAAATCAGATTACTCAAAGTACATCTGAAGCATAAAACATAGATTTTAATCTAAATAATTAGCATCCTATTTGCGGAGGCTTTCTTATTTCTGGAGACAGAAAATGCAAGAACAGGCAGCAAGCGCGGTTGAAGCTGCTACAAACACAATCGCAGCAGCAGCACCAAAAGTATCTTATATGTCGGCGGGGGCATCTGTGGCAGCGTATGCAGCAAGTGTAGATTGGGCTGTTTGGTTTTCGGTCTTTATTGGTGTGATCTCATTTTTTACCACGCTGTATTTTAAACGGCGTGATGACAAGCGTGCTGAAGAGATCCACGAATTGAGAAAGAAACAATATGAGCAAACTAAAGAACGTTTAAAAGGTGATTTTGATGACAAGTGAACAAACTCGGGCTTATCTGGCCTTTGCCTTAGTTGCATTAATGTTTGTCCTGGTAATCGCATTATTCTTTATTGATATGCCACGGGAAAACAGCAACTTAATAAACACGGCTTTGGGTTTTATTGCAGGGGCAATGACAACTGCTTGCGGTTTCTACTTCGGTAGTTCAGAGCAAGAAAAGAATAAAGATAAAGAAAGTTAAATTCTGCAATCAATAAACAGCCGCCTTAGGGCGGTTTTTTACGTCTAAAGGAAAATGAAATGAATATTGAAGAATATTTAAATGAGTTGATTAAGCGTGAAGGTGGGTATGTAAACAATCCCGCAGATCGAGGAGGTGCAACTAAGTACGGTATTACTGAAGCTGTAGCACGTGCAAGTGGCTTCAAAGGTCACATGCGAGATCTGCCATTAAGTGTGGCCAAAGACATATATCGAAAACAATACTGGATCTCACCACGTTTTGACCAAGTAAATGCGATTAGTGCAGCCGTTGCTGAAGAGTTACTCGATACAGGCGTCAACTGTGGAACTGGTTTTGCTAAACCATTGCTACAACGTACTTTGAATCTTTTGAACAATGAAGGTAAAGGCGGGTGGTCAGATCTAGTAATTGATGGTGTGTATGGACCAGCCACTTTGAATGCCCTGAAAACCTTTATAGCCAAACGTGGGAAAGAAGGTGAAAAGGTCTTAATTCGAGTGCTCAACATCATGCAAGGGCAGCGCTATATCGAGATCTGCGAACGCAATCCAACTCAGGAACAATTCTTCTATGGATGGATCAATAACCGAGTCTCGTAAAATCAAAGTACATCATTGCAAACGCTCACTATCAATGAAGATAATGAGCGTTTTTGTTTTGTGTGTGATACCATGTTGCAAAGCCCATGCGATCAAGAACAAGGTTAATGTTTGAATTAGCATTAAAGCACTTTTATAAGTGCTTTATTATTTTGAGAATATTTATGCGCAAGAATTAGTTTTTATCTACATTTAGCGCATATATTTTCACAATACTCTATTTTAATTTACCGTCCCCAGCACAGGTATCATACGCGGACCTGCTTGTCTCGCTTTTCCAATAATTTCAATAAGCTCATCATAAGTTAATTCAAACTTATCAGAGCTATCAAATACATATTCAACATTCTTTTCCTCTAACTCTTTAGGTTTGATTGGAACAAAACGTTTTGGAATAAGCAATTGTGCTAATTGTTCATTAGATAATTTAAATAAATGCATAAGAATCATCCTATTCTAAAAAGTTCATTCCAGTTTGTAAGATATGCAGGTGAGCGACGGTTTTGATTCATTTGCCAATTTGCATGTTTATCATTACAGAGCCCTAGTGAAACCAAGTCTTTACCAAACCGATCTGTTATTGCTTCCAGAGTGTTGGATAGTTTTTCACGTTCATGACGTTGTGAATAATCTGTAAAAAGGTCAGGTACAAATTTTGCTTTTGGCATAAGTTCAAGCAATACGATTCCAGCCTTTTTGTACTTAAATCCTTTTTTGAAAATTTGATCTATTCCGCGCATCACACCACGAGTGATTTCAAGTAAATCATCTGTGTGTTCTTGCATCTGGACGATAATATACGGTGAATAGCGTTCCCCTTTATTAAAACGGCCTGTTTGTATATAGACTCCAACCATTTTACAGAGTGATGAATCTTCCCGCATACGTTCAACAGCTCTGGTCACGAATAGTCGCACCGATGACTTGATTTCCTCAATTTCATAAACTGGGTGTCCGTATGAACGACTACTAATGATTTGTTGTTTAGCAAGAGAATCTGTTTCAAGGTCAATACATGAAATCCCCTGTAATTCAAGGACAGTTTTTTCCATCACGATTGAGAACTGCTTTTTAATATCTTTTGGATTCGCTTCAACTAAATCTAAAACTGAATTGATGTTCATGTCATTTAATCTTTTGCAGTTCTGCCGACCTACACCCCAAACTTCACCTACATCAATTTGAGCAAGTAAGTATTCTGTAGAGCATGGGTCCAGTGATACCAGATTACACACGCCGTTAAAGAATTTATTCTTCTTGGCAATATGGTTTGCGATTTTTGCCTCAGTCTTACTGCGACCAATTCCAATGCAACAGGGCAATCCAAGCCATTGCAATACTTTGGATCTCATCTCTTGGGCGTAAGCTGTTAAGTCATAGTTTTTCTCGAACGCAGTTAGTTCAAGAAAGCATTCATCAATGCTATAAACCTCTTGTTCACCAGGTGCGACATACTGGCTAAGTAGATTCATAAATCGGCGTGACATTTCGCCGTATAGTGCGTAATTGCTTGATAGAACTTGAACATTATACTGCTTCACAATGTCCTCAATCTGGAACAAAGGCACCCCCATCCGAATGCCCAAATCCTTAGCTTCCTGACTTCGAGCTACTGCACAGCCATCATTGTTTGAGAGGACAATTGTTGGGATGCCATTTAGGGATGGATTAAAAACACGTTCACATGAGACGTAGCAATTATTCACATCCACAAGTGCGAATATGCGATTTTCATTTTTCATTTTGATTCTTCTTGTTATGAACGCTGATAGATACGCTTAAGATTAAATGTCACCACACCCCAAACAACTATTGTTTGACTGTCAGAGGGAATGATGTGTTCATAAGCTGGATTTTCCGCTTTTAACCAAAGTATGGGTAAATGCTGATTTTCATCCCCAAAAATTTCTTTTATCTCAGACTTGGACATTTTGCTCGTAATCATCAGTCTTTTAATTGTTGAGTCTTTATTATCTATGAGTGCCACGACGATATCGTTGTGCTTCGCTTCAATGCTTCGGTCAATAATGATTGGGTCATTTACTTCCAATCCAGCACCAAGCATTGATTCGCTATCCACATATGCGATAAATGTTGAGATAGGGTTGTGAATTAAGAACTCATTAAGATCGAGTGATTTTTCTTGTTCATCTTTGGTTGCGAATGCTGGACCAGCTGGTATTCGCTCAAGTGCAACAGGGATTGCTGCCTTTGATTTCGGGAGAAATTGAGTAAGGCCAAGCTTGTCAATTAGATCAGTTTGAATGGCAATCTGTTCAAGTACAGCATTAAGTGTGGGGCTGGGCTTTCCCTCTGGTCCCATGAGAGTCTGGAGACTCGACCATGCGCCATCAGAGAAGTAAATTGGTAACTTCTTAGACATTTTGATACTCCTACGCTACTGGGGCGTGTTTGAAGTGAATCGGTCTTATTAGGATAAAATTATTGCCGTTTGAATTTCAAATTTATTTATCTGTGGATAAACAAGGACAAGTCGTAACTTGTCGCGGCTCAATGTGTGTTTGGTCGGAATTTATGCATCTCGGATTTGGGTGCAGCGGTGAACTCATCAACAGGCATTTCAAAGAAAAAATCTCTCGCTTGTTCATGGTTACAGTTAAGCCAATCATTACGACGATCTCGTGGTATTACAATGATTGATCGCTTCTCGTCATCTGGTGCATGAAATTGATTCATAAACGGGTGTACATCTGAATTGATCGTCAACATAGACATTGATCTATATTCAACGCCATCAATAACCGCATATTCATAGATGCCTGCGACGGTAAACGGTAATTCATCTCTACGATAAATTCCGTACCAATGTGCTTTCCCGTCTATATATTTTGGCTCAAAAATTGTCTCAACTGGAATTAAGCAAAATTGGTTTTTCTTCCATGCATTTCGAAAACTAGGTTTTTTATCGACGGTCTCAGTTCTAGCGTTATAAGTATTCTTAGCTTTTTTAATGTCATCCAACCAATGCGCAACTAAACCGAAACGAGCCAAACGCCACTCTAAATTACCGCGCTTCGAAAAGAGGATAGGGGCTTCATAGTTCGGATATATGTCAGTTTTATAGTCAAATGTCGGTTCGAATAGGTTGAGTAATTGAGCACGGCTTTTTGAGATTGGTTCGTAGTTTGCACACATATGAAACTCCAATTTATTCTTAATAGACTATGAGCAATTTAAGTGTTCTATTGAGAAGCAATATTGTTGTTAATATTTTTTTCATTACTTGTTCTCAATTAATCGCTTAGTGATTTTAATTTTTGTATCCACTTTGCATAAGCTTCAGTTTGTTGAGGCAAATACTCAAAATAATCATAAGTGCCTTGTTCACCAGACATTACATGACCGATCATGAGTTGTGCAATATCACGTGAAGTAAAAGCACTGAAATTTGTACGTGCTGTTCTTCTGAGATCGTGAAGAGACCAATGCTTCATATAGTATTCATGGTGTCTTCTGAGGCGTTCCATAATATAACTGGGTAAAGAATTTGAAGATCCATGACTCATGGATTTATCTTCATTGTCATTCGTTAAGAAATAGACTGAATTGTTATAGTCGAAAGCCTCAACTATTAATGCTTCCATTTCAGGCAAAATTGGGCGAATGATTTCACGACCAGTTTTCTTACCAGTCTTATTATTCACTACTGGAACAATCCAGACTTTTCTTTTTAAATCAAAATCTGTCTTTTTAGCTTTTCTTAGTTCACCGTTTCTACAACCAAACATTAAACACAATTTTAGGAAAATTTTATTTTTAGGCAAAATATTTGATTGCTCGATCGCCAACCAAACCATTTTAATTTCTTCATCTGATAGAAAACGGGTGCCACGATTTCGCTCAATGCCTAGATCTTCTTTAGCATAAATGTCGGATAAAACATTCACATCAAGCAATTGTCTCTTTTTAGCCCACTTAAGAACCTGTTTTGCATTTGTTAGAACACGATCTGCAATCGATGGTACATCATCTGCTAGTTCCTCAAGTAAGGCTAACCACTGCTGCAGGGTGATACGTTCGATTGGTAAATCACCGATTTCTGGAATGACGTGCTGTTCAAAAGTATTTTTAATTTGTTGAGCAGACGTTTTCTTCTTTAAACAATAACTTTCATACCAATCATTAAACACTTCTTCAAATGTGCTTGCTTCGATATATTTTTGCTGTTGCACTCGTTGTTCAAGTTTCGGGTTTAAGCCCTTATCTAAAAGAGAGCGCATTTCACCAGCTTTTAAACGAGCATCTTTTAATGAAAGGTGAGGGTATGTGCCAAGATCTAAACGATCGGCTTTTCCTGCAAACCTATAGCGAAGCTGAAAAACAATTTTGCCCTTAGGTGAGATCCGAACACTCATTGAATCACGGTCTGCTACTTCTTCAACTTTCTCGCGAGCCTTGCCATTATTAGCTTTTAGCCACATTTCAGTTAAAGACATAGATCACCTGTGTACATAATTATAAGAAAGGATGAAATCTGCTAAATATGTACACGTATGTGTACATAATTGACAGGTCTAATTCTGTCTCAATGTGTCCTAGTGTGTCTATATTAAAATGAGGGGAAATACTGAGAAATAAAGCTTTAATTGTAATTATTGTCTTGGTCTGTCTTAGAATGGCTTAATGGCATTAATTCTTTTGAACGATTAATGCCATAGTTGTTCCATATAAGCCATGACCCTGAGAGGCATCAGGGTCAGTTACACAAAAAGTGAAGTGTTTATTATTGTTCAAGCCAAGCAGGCAGGGCTGCAATCACTTGATCAAACTTCTCGTTGAGTGGCGCGCCACCTTGTGCCAAGTCAGGTTTACCACCACCTTTGCCACCCAGCTCCTGAGCCAGGTGTTTGATGATGTCACCCGCTTTTAGATGTGCAGTATATTGTTTAGCAACGGAGGCGATTAAACTCACTTTATCGCCCTCAACGCCAGCTAAAATAATGACTGCATCATCTAATTTTGATTTTACGCTGTCATGCAGGTTGCGTAATGATTTTGCATCTAAACCTTGTACAGTGGTAATCAGGGTTTGACGACCTGCAATTTCTTTCACCTGATCAAGCAGGTCAGCCGCCTGGAAGCTCGCCAATTTCTGGTTTAACTGTTCAATCTGCTTTTGTAGGCTTGAAGCTGTTTCAACAATCGCTTCAACTTTTTCTACAGTTTGATCTTTTTGCGCTTTCAATAAAGCATTGATCGTCTGAATATCAGCTTCAGCTTTTTGAACAACTTCAAGTGCTTTTGTACCTGTTACGGCTTCAATACGGCGAACACCAGCTGCTACACCACCTTCAGAAGTGATTTTGAATAAACCAATATCACCTGTCCGCTTAACATGAATACCACCACAAAGCTCGATAGAGAAGTTTTTCTCTTCAATAATAGAACCCATAGAAAGTACGCGAACTTCTTCACCATACTTTTCACCAAAAAGCATCATTGCGCCTTTGGCTTTCGCTGATTCAATATCAAGTAATTCAGTGCTTACTGCCGTATTGGCAATCACTTCAGCATTAACTAAACGCTCAATCTGTTGCAATTGTTCAAATGAAACAGGTTGGTCATTGGCAAAGTCAAAACGTAAAATATCACTCGCAACCAAAGAACCTTTCTGCTGAACATGCTCACCCAGAATTTGACGCAAAGCGGCATGTAAAAGGTGGGTTGCAGAGTGGTTACGTGCGGTTGCGGCACGAATGTCTGCTTTAACTGTTGCTTCAACGTTTTGAGTCGCTTTTAGGCTACCCATAGTGACGATACCTTGGTGTACAAAAGCACCACCAGATTTTTTAGTATCTTGAACTTCAAAAATACCCGTATCGTTCTTGAAGATACCTGTGTCACCAATTTGACCACCGCTTTCAGCATAGAAAGGGGTCTGGTTTAATACGATCAGTGCTTCATCACCTTCGTTGATTTCATCAACCTGCACGCCATCTTTATAGATCGCAACAATTTGACCTTGGCCTTGAGTTGCGTCATAGCCATCAAACTGGGTTTCGCCCTCAACTTTGACAATGCTGTTGTAGTCAACTGCAAACTTGCCTGCATCACGCGCACGTTGACGTTGTGCTGCCATTTCCACTTCGAAACCAGCTTCATCAATGGTCAGGTCACGTTCACGCGCAATATCAGCGGTTAAGTCGGTCGGGAAGCCGTAAGTATCATAAAGTTTAAATACAGTTTCACCTGGGATGACATTGCCTTTTAGTTGAGCCAATTCACCTTCAAGTAATTTCAGGCCTTGTTCAAGTGTTTTCGCAAATTGCTCTTCTTCTTTCAGCAGTTGCGCTTCAATTCGTGCTTGCTGTGCAGCAAGTTCTGGATAAGCATCGCCCATCACTTCAATCAGAGGTTGCAACATCTTGTAAAAGAATGAACCAGTCGCACCGAGCTTGTTACCATGACGTACGGCACGACGAATGATACGACGCAACACATAACCACGACCTTCATTTGAAGGATTAACACCGTCAGCAATCAAGAATGAGCATGAACGTGCATGATCTGCAATGACTTTTAAAGAAGCTGGGTATTCAACTGGTTTATTTTGAGCTTTCGCTTCAGCTTCAATTGCGGTGGTATCCAAACCAATGATGTCAGCTGCTGCTTTTAATAAGTGCTGGAACAGGTCAATTTCGTAGTTTGAATTGACATGTTGCAGAACCGCAGAAATACGCTCCAAACCCATACCTGTATCAACAGAAGGCGCTGGAAGAGGGTGCATCACACCATCCGCAGTACGGTTGAACTGCATGAAAACGTTGTTCCAGATTTCAATGAAACGGTCGCCATCTTCTTCAGGTGTTCCTGGTAAGCCACCCCAGATGTGGTCGCCATGATCATAGAAGATTTCAGAACATGGACCACAAGGACCTGTATCGCCCATTGCCCAGAAGTTATCAGAGGCGTATTTGCCACCTTTGTTATCGCCAATACGGATGATACGTTCAGCATCGATTCCGATTTCTTTGTTCCAGATATCAAATGCTTCATCATCGGTATGATAAACCGTGACATATAAACGATCTTTCGGTAAGCCTAACCATTGTTCGCTGGTTAAAAATTCCCAAGCAAATTTCAGTGCATTTTCTTTAAAATAATCACCGAAAGAAAAGTTACCTAACATTTCAAAGAAAGTATGATGACGTGCGGTATAACCTACATTGTCGAGGTCATTGTGTTTGCCGCCTGCACGTACACATTTTTGAGATGAAACAGCACGAACATAATCACGCTTTTCTAAACCTAAGAAACAATCTTTAAACTGGTTCATACCAGCATTGGTAAACAGTAAAGTTGGGTCGTTGGCAGGAACGAGAGAACTCGAAGCAACACGTGTATGCCCTTGCGATTCGAAGTAACGCAAAAATGCTTCACGGATTTCAGCGGATGTCATAAAACGAGTACTCACAACCAAGCGTCCATAATTTTGAAAGTGCTAAATTATAGCGGAAAATGTGTGCCCGACCAACGATTTTACAAGTAATCTTAGATAAAACTGTGTTTAGGCTAAAAATCTATATTCAATGCTGGCTTGCATGTTTTACCATATAACATAGAAAAGATGATGTTTTGATGAATTAAGGGCACCACATGCAACGTATCGCGATTAATGGATTTGGCCGAATTGGCCGCAATGTGCTACGGGCATGGTTTGAAAATCCCAAACAATTTCAGTTTGAAATTGTCGCAATTAACGATATTGCTGATGTTCGGACATTGGCTCATTTATTTAAGTATGACACCACACACGGGCGTTTTGCAGGTCAGGTTGAAATCCAGATAGAAGATGAACAGATTTTCTTGAATATTCAGTCCAATCAGCGTCAATTAAAACTACAGGTTTTTAAACAGGTACAACCTGAGTTATTACCTTGGGCGGCTTTAAAAATAGATGTGGTACTGGAATGTACAGGATTGTTTCGTTCCAGAGCCGATGCAACCCGTCATATACAGGCAGGAGCAAAGCGGGTGATTATTGGGGCAGCGCCTTTTGACTCTGTTGATGCCGCAATTGTCTATGGTGTCAATCATGCCGAAGTCAAAGCCACGGACCAGATTATTTCCAGTGTGTCCTGTACCACACAGGCTTTGGTGCCATTGGTGAAAATTATTGATGATGCCTTTGGAATTGAAACAGCGCTGATGACTGAAATCCATGCGGTGACTGCGGATCAGTCGGTGCTGGATCACGCCCATCGTGATTTGCGCCGTGCCCGTGCATCGGGACAGAACATTATTCCTACCACATCCAGTGCTTTGGGTGCATTAAAACAGGTGATGCCGAAAATGGAAAACCGTATTGATGGTTATTCCATTCGTGTCCCTACAATTAATGTTGCAGCGATTGACCTGACTTTTATTTCCCAGTCACCTATTACCGTGCATAAAGTCAATGAAGTCCTGACTAAGGCTGCGAAATTTCACTATGCCCAGATTATGCAGGTCACAGATGAAGATCTTGTTTCAAGCGACTTTAACCACTCACCATATTCCTTAATTGTAGATTTAACCCAGACCATGGTCGTCGGACATCAGGCCAAGGTCTTTGCATGGTATGATAATGAATGGGGATATGCCAATCGCTTACTTGATTTATGTGAATCATTTGATTCGAAAAATATTAAATAAATAACAACGGATTTGGAGAACGGAATGATATTAATATTGATTTGGGGTTTTATTGGTCTGTTATTGATTGCAGTTACTTTCTTGTTTTGGTTTCAGTTTAAAAATAAACAGCAACCTGCTGTTGATCCGCAAGTATTGTATCTGGAAGAAAAAGTTCTACATCTGGAATCCCACCTTAAAAAGAGTCTGGAAATTATGCAGGACCTAGCAAAGAAAATGCATGTCCAGCAAGAAGTGCTGGATCGGACTGTTGCAAACATTGCGGCGTTGGAAAAGCAAAATGTTGAGTTGGTCAATGTTTTGGAAGTGGTTGTTAAAAATGGGAAAAATATGCCCTAAATTTGTCCCCCTTGAATAAGGGGTTGATAAATTAGTATGTATAACTATTTGTTTTTATTAAATATTTTGATGCAAATTTAAGAAAAATAAGCAATATATTCCAATACATAAAACCTATAAAAAACAATTATTAATTTTTGTTGGGTGGTTAAATATTTTTTAACCATCCGTTTTGATTGCAATTCCACTTGATGTGTATCTAGAACGCTCATTATGATGAATTTGTGCTTCATAAAGTATTGATCGAAAAACACATAGGGGTGTCTGATAATGAATAAAACAACTTTAAAACGTACGGCAATATGCTCAGCTTTATTGAGTGCCGTTGTCATGGTTGCGGGATGTAATGATGATGACAACTCATCCAGTAATAATTCTGGACAGCAACAAACGACAACCGAAAAGCTTACAGGTACCGTTGCAACTGGAGCTGCTCTGGCTGGTGCGAATGTTGAAGTGGTCAATAAAAATGGCACAACTAAATCAGTTGTTGCGGGGGCAGATGGTAAATTCAGTATCGATGTTGAAAAGGGAGCACCTTATTTATTAAAGGCAACTAAAGGTACTGGTGAATCCCAAGTTACCCTATATTCTTATGCTTCGGCTGCTGGTAATGTCAATGTAACCCAATTAACCACACAGGCAATTTTGGCTGCCAACAAAGCGGATGAAAAACGTGATTACAACTCATTGGCAGAAATTTATACCAATTGGGCAAAACTGACTAAAGACAGTACTAGTGATGAAATAAATGCTGCTATTGATAAAGCCGCAAAAGAAGTTGTTGCGAACTTAAAGACCGTATTTGATGCAAATATAGATACGAGTAAAGGTTATCCAAACATTTTTAAAACTGCGTTTAATGCAGATTCTACTGGTCTGGACAAGGTTCTGGATCAAGTTAAGATTAATGGTTTGAATAGTAAATGTACGGGTATTGGTAGCACATATAGTTGTAATGTGCAGTACGTCGTCAATGGGCAAAACTTTGCATGGAATTATAGTGTTGATACAACAGGTCTAAATGTCGTTGTTGATCTAGGAAATAATCCAAATATCCCTTCAGGAAATTATAATTTGAATGTTACAACTTCTGTGATGGGGCAAGGTGCAACAGTAACAGTGAAGAATGTTCCAAAACCAGCTAATCAAAATGAATTCTGTGGTTCTAATGATGTCACAGCACAATTACCAAATGGTCAGTTTAAGATTAATAGCTGTAGCTTTAATGGTACGGTAGGTAATATCAATGCGACAGTAAATGCAAACGGTTTCAGTGTTACCTATGATGTGAAGTATGAGTATAGCCCAGCATAATCAAATTTAAAAAACTTGGAATTGATTTTAGGCAATCATTTTGGTTGCCTATTTTTATGCGGGATTTACTAAAATTCTCAGGTGCATCATAGAAATCTTCATGTTACACTACGCTGAATCGGGCATTCACCCGATTTTTTTATGTGGTTGCTTTTTATGTGGATGCCTCCACGTTGAACAGATTTTAGGTTTGAAACATGACCATTTCAGAGACATGGTTGCTCCCTGACGGGGTAGCAGATGTATTACCCGAACAAGCGCAAATGGTTGAAACCCTGCGACGGGAAGCTTTAGATTTCCTCGCTGTTCGAGGATATCAACTGGTATACACTCCATTTATTGAATACATCGAATCGTTGTCTTCACTTTCAGAATCCAATCAAGATTTAGACTTGGTCACCTTTAAGGTGATTGACCAGCTTTCAGGTCGCCTGCTTGGTGTGCGTGCGGATATGACACCGCAAGTTGCACGTATTGATGCGCATGTTCGTCCAATTGAAGGCGTTGCCCGTTACTGCTATGCAGGTACAGTTCTTCATACCAAACCACAGAATTTTAATGCAACACGCGCTCCACTCCAGTTGGGTGCGGAGCTATATGGTCATGACAGCATCGAAGCTGATGTGGAGATGATTGATGTCATGCTGGGCCTGTTGGAGAAAACTGACAGTTTGCAAGGTGTTCATCTGGATTTAGGTCATGTCGGTTTATTTCGTAGTTTGGTGAAACGTGCTGGTTTAAATAAAAACACTGAAAGCCAGCTGTCTGATTTATATCAGCGTAAGGCTTTACCAGAATTAGAAGAATTTACTCAAAGCTTGCCAATGGGTAATGATTTTTATGCTCTAGGTCGCTATGCAAGTGACCTTAATGCATTACAGGCACATTTAAGCCATGACATTTTAAGTGATGCTGATTTTAAAAATGCGTTTGATGCATTGAAAACAACATTCACTCAAATTCAGTCACGTTGGTCGAATCTGAATATTGGAATCGATGTGGTTGAGTTGCGTAGTTATCACTACCATACGGGCCTGATGTATGCCATTTATGCACCGAATCGTGCTGCGCCGCTTGCGCAGGGTGGACGTTATGATGGTATTGGTGAGCACTTTGGCCGTGCACGCCCAGCCACAGGCTTTAGTTGTGACTTATATGCCTTGGGTGCTACACAGTTTGCTGAAATTGAAACTGTCGTTGCGCCAAAAGGAAATGATCAGGATTTATTAACCGCGATTGCAGATGCACGGGCGAATGGTTCGCGTGTGGTGCAGTTGCTGGGTAATGATGAGTTAAGTTCAGTGCCTTATGCAACCCACCAAATGGTGTTGCAAAATGGGCAATGGATCATTGAAAAAATTTAATTGCCGAGTTGTAAAAACAACTTGGTTTCCAATTCTAACAGCATGATGTAATGAGGCTATTATGGGCAAAAATGTTGTGGTACTGGGTACCCAATGGGGCGACGAGGGTAAAGGTAAGATCGTCGACCTGCTCACAGATCAGGCGGCTGCGGTCGTACGCTACCAGGGCGGGCACAATGCAGGACATACGCTTGTGGTCGGTGGTAAGAAGACTGTATTACACCTCATTCCATCAGGTATCTTACGTGACAACGTATTGTGCTTAATTGGTAATGGTGTTGTTCTTTCTCCTGAAGCACTGATCAAGGAAATGGCGATTTTGGAAGAGGAAGGCGTACCTGTAAAAGAGCGTCTGCGTATTTCTCCAAACTGTCCGTTGATTTTGCCAAACCATATTGCACTTGATCAGGCCCGTGAGAAAAAACGTGGTAATGCCAAGATTGGTACAACAGGTCGTGGTATTGGCCCAGCATACGAAGATAAAGTTGCCCGTCGTGCGGTACGCGTTGCAGACTTGGTTCGTGGTGGCGCTAATTTGGAAGAAAAACTCAAGGAAATGCTTGAGCTTCATAACTTCCAGCTTTCTCAATTCTATGGCGTTGAAGAAGTTAAGTTTGAAGATGTGTTGGCACTTTGCAACGAATGGCGTGAAGTTCTTGCCCCGTTGGTAATTGACGTAACCAAAGTGTTGCATGATTACCGTAAAGAGGGTAAAGCAATCATGTTTGAAGGTGCACAAGGTTCACTGCTTGACATCGATCATGGTACTTATCCATTTGTAACAAGTTCTAATACAACTGCGGGTGGCGTAAGCTCTGGTTCTGGTATGGGTCCTTTACATTTAGACTATGTGTTGGGTATTACCAAAGCCTACACAACACGTGTAGGTGCTGGTCCATTCCCAACTGAGTTGCATTATGATGCTGCGACAGATACAGGTGATGCGATTGGTCGTCATTTGGGTACAGTAGGTCATGAATTTGGTGCGTCTACTGGTCGTCAACGCCGTTGTGGTTGGTTTGATGCGGAAATTCTACGCCGTTCAGTTGAAGTGAATTCGTTGTCTGGTATCTGCCTAACCAAGCTTGATGTATTGGATGGTTTAGAAGAAATCAAAATCTGTGTAGGTTATGAAGATGTTGATTCAGGCTGTGCAGGTTCTTCTGATGCAGTTTCATTTGAAAGCTTAAAACCAATCTATGAAACAATGCCAGGTTGGAGTGAGTCTACAGTAGGCTTAACCCAAATTGATCAACTTCCTGCGAATGCCTTGGCTTATGTAAAACGTCTTGAGCAGCTCATTGAATGCCCAATTGATATCGTTTCTACAGGTCCAGACCGTGCGGAAACCATTATTTTACGTCATCCATTTTCAGCTTAAATTGAATAGATAACGTCAAAAGCCTCTTTTTAAAAGGGGCTTTTTTATTTTTATGAATTTATATATCAAAAATATCTAGCAAAAAATCAGCTTTTTATTCCAGTCATTGTTATTTCACAGCGTGGAAAATCCCCGTTATATTAACTCTACATTCAAACAAAGAGGGGTTTAACCATGACGAAAAAAACAATTCGCTATAATGGATATGAACTGGCATGCCAATGTTAGATTATATCAAGGCGATTAAAAGGGTACAAACCAGTTCTGATCAGGTGGGGAAAGGAATTGGTTTGAACATTTTGATACAATAAGAATAATCCTGAATATTAAATAAAATTTTAATCTCTGTACACGACAAATTTCACAGAACCCTTATCCTATCAGGATTCTGCTTTCTTAAAATTGCCAAAATTTCCTTAAACTCTTCTTTTTTCCCAAAACCAATTAAATGCTGAATCGCCATTTGAACATAGTCTAAACCATAGCGAAATAAACTCATTGAGAGTCGTCCATGCTTCTTTATTTTTATCGCTTTTTTTTGATTATGTTGCCATTCACCCGTTAAGTAACACCAACAGAAGCTTATAGCTAACACCGCAATCAATTTTTTCACTCGTCTAGGGTCTGTCAAGCGCGTATTTTCAAGATTAAAACCCGCGTCCTTTGAGACAACTGAATAAGGTTTCAATTTCCCAGCGTAATGCATAATCCTGAATAGCATTGGCATTAAACTGAGGAGAAACGACGAAGTAAAAAGCTACTCC